TAGTTGCAGAGAATGAACCAGGCGTATTACTTATAGACACTGCTGTTGTATTTGCTGGAATAGATCCATCGGCTGCAACCAACACTTGACCGATTGATACGGCCGTGTTTACATCATAGTGTATAATCTGATTATTGCCAGAAGTCACGGTGCCAGTAAATGGAGTTGATGATACTGTGACATTTGACACGTAAGACTGTACGAAGTCGGAATGAGAAGTTCCAATTTGATCAGCACTACTCAAAAAGTTTTGTGGGCTTGATGTGTCATAGATTGGATAACCCTGACTACCAGATGGTCCCATGACATTAATGATTTGCTGTTGCATCTGAGAAACACGATCAAGCGCGGGCTGCACAGCGCCATTAACTGTGTTTGAAATGTCGTTAACGATACTTTGTGCAGCAGTTGCTGTGGTGAAATCGACAGAGTTCGCAACACCATTAATTCTGCTTACAATGTTATTTGTTATAGGATTATTCGGACCTAATGCACCAGTGACTTGTGATACTGCTTCATGCTGCAATTGAGTTACTGTGGTCATGACTGCATTCTTAACAGCAGTAATAGGAGCAGTAATGGTATTTATGGCTAGATTCTTTAGGCAGTTTATTTCACTTTGTATTTCGCTCAATTCAGAAATAACACAAGCCTCGAGTCGCGGCGCAACTTGCTCGATAACACCAACAAGCTTTGTGACAGCAACAGCAAGTTGTGCCAGTTCGACCACATATTTGATCTGCGCTTCTACTTGAGGAAAGATAGGACCTAATACAAGTTTACCAAGCCACTTGACAATAGAGGTAGGATCAGGCGATGGTAAATGCACAACAGGCAAATACTTTTCAACAATAGCAAGTTCTTGTTTGGCTGCATGTGCAACTTGTGACTTGATCGTATTAAGATTTCGATTGACAACCTTCTGTAGATTATCACAGTTTGTGGTATACTTAATCTGGTTGACTAATTGATTGATCTGCTTTGTTGCGATTTGTATGTCATCGTCAGAGACTGCCCGAGATTTACCAGCAACGTTCTTCGCGGTACGCTGCTTTGCTTTGATGATCTGTATTTCAGGTGGATTAATACTACAAGGGCTTAATGGCGTAGTATCAGAACCAGTGGGTGCAGTGAATCCAAATAGCCCTGGTCCGTTTCCTGCAATACCTGATGTTGGTGGTGTTGATGTCATTGTATAACCTCTATGCTATTGCCGTAACAGAACCACCAGAAACGTATACTGTATCACCAGTTGGTGTTGTAAACGATCCCGAGACTCCAGTATCAGACATGATTGCACCACTAGTAGTAATACCCGATCCAAGCACATGGAGACCACCTGGAGCATACATGGATATATCTGTATCGGAAGTCATCGTAATTGCGCTTGCAACTAGATCGCAATTTCCTGTGACGATTACTGTTGTGTTTCCGCCCACTTGAACGTGTTTGTTTTTAATGATTATTTCCCAGCCATCATCAACAATCTTGGACACACTTTGCCCCGAGTTATTGATTTCAGTGTATGTCCCTGACTTGTGGAAGATTCGGATTCTCTCATGCCCAGGAGTATCGTCATATTCGATCACGTGACCAGATCGTGTTACTGTGACTTGATTGTAAGGATATTTTGCACCATATGCTGACGCTGGCTCATTCATGAATGGCTGTGATGCAATCGTATTTGTGCCTCGCGCTAATGCTGGTACGTCATTGCTATTCTGTGTGCCGTTTGGTAGCTTTGCATAAGTGCCCCAGATCATCGGCAATTGCTTTTCATTGCCGTCTAGATGAAAACCAAACACATGCGTTCCATTGACCATACCAACAGGTGCTTGGCCGACACCAGCATTCGCCGCTGAAGTGGGAGACTGAATAGGAGTAGCCCAAAGCAAGTCTGCTGTTTTGATCTTGGGATCATCATGCTCATTGGTAATACGAACACGAACGCGCCCAAGTTGCTTTGGATCGTTGATATCTTCAACGACACCATGCCACCAGCGAATCCCATTTTCACCCATTCTAGTTGTAGTCATTATGCATAATCCTCATAGAAGCCCTTAATCAGTTCCATGGACATCGTATACGATTGCCCAGATAATGGTGTATTCAATATAATGTGTCTTAAACTTTTGACAAGATAGTTGCCAGCGTACAGTCTATTGTCAGAAGTCGGTGAAGTGTCACCAGTTACGTTTGGTACATTCACGGTGATAACATCGCCTGCCCTGATCGTTACATCACCATTAATATACATCTGATATATATTCTGCCCCATTTTGGTGACAAACGAATGCTTTGGTCCTATTGATGTATCAATATAGTTTTCTGCATATTCACTGCTATGTGGTACAAGTAATGTGGTCGCAGCCGTGTTACCATACTTCTGTTCATATGTAGAAGTGTTTAATGCAATAGGCTTTTTGGAAGCATATTTGAACTTGTTTTGTTGCTGAATATTTACATAGTTTGTTGTCTGCACTTTACCTGTAAGTAAATCAAACCTGCGAACTGTGTTATTCAATGAACCTTGAGTGTGCTTCTTGGTATTGTCTACCAATGTCACTTGCTGAATATCCAGAAGACTGCGATAGTTGTTCTTTAACGAATCTGTGGTCTGTGTCTTGTCATAGATGAACGATGCTCTAATGTTGTTTTGACCACGATCTAAACAATATTCCATGGACAATAGATTGAACCCATCTTGATTTTCAAAAAAACAATATGAAGACGAAGCGTACTGCTGTGAGACTGCACGCTTTCTGTGAAAGTCAATCGCTTGGAATGGCCTTAGTCGGCTGATTAGATTTGTCTGAGAACCCTTAGTAGGCTCTGTGGTGAACTTCTTTTTGGTATTCAGATGTTTCTTCAGAATATTATCGATAATAGAATCAATCGTGCCCGTTTGCTTTTCACTAATATATTGTGAAGTGTTTGTGACAAACTCTGGGCTAATACAATGAACAGCATACGTTCTTGAAGTACCTGTCTGATTGAACATATGACCACCTTGTCTTACAACTTGAAAGGTGTGGTCGAATATTGTATCAACTCCAGGGTTTTGAAATGATACTTCAATGAGTTCTTCACCAATGATCGGATAAGATGTAACGATGTCCACCGAATCGATGAAGAGAATATCAGCGCGCATACATGGAAACATCATGTCTTCATAGATATCAATGGAAACAACATACTGTGTGACATCAATAGATTGCTTGCTCCCACTCACCGATGAGAGCATGACTTTATTGATTTGTACCGAATCTGGTTTGGTATATTGTTGTGTCATTATGTCAGCAATAGGTCTTTAAGTTGTTGCGTGGCTTGGATTGCATAGCTATTATCTAGAAGGCTGATGTTCTTGTTTTGAGTATTCTTTGACGTCTCAACATCATATGCGGTTACTGGTGTCCAGTAATACCATTCATTTGTTGGAATATTTGTTGCAACTGTTGTAACTGAAGAAACAGTTGCAGATGCGTTTGAGTAGAACCCTGTGATTGGTCCAGTTGTTGCACCATAGATAGAAGTGTTACTCACTACTTGACCAGAGATGTGCTGGATTGTCATCTCTGAAGTATTGGCATATACAACGGTACCTATTGTGTAACCATTCTGCTGAACAGTCTCACCCACGTTGAATGAAATAGTGTTAACACCTTCTGGTCCTGTCATGTCATATCCACTCTCTGTGTCAATGACCAATCCACCTTCTGTGGTTATTTCATTTGAATAAGAAAACTGAAGCTGTTGGATCATGTTTGTTGATACAATCCAATCTTCCTGTTTGCGCACATACTCGTAGATGTTGTTGTTATAATCTAAGTTTGGTGACCAGTATTTCTGAAAACTTGTAGGCAACAAGTTAAACTCTGTGGGTGATATGATAGAACTATCTGTTGCCCAGTTTGTCTGAAAGTATTGAATGTAACTTTGCGCGAAGCTGACCGAACCATATTTTTGAATGATAAACTGATTTAAGTTTGTATCAGTGAGAGGAAAGTCATAATATGGATCTGTGATCTGATTTGCTAAAGAGATTAGCCATACATAATCTGGATTGCCATAGTAGTCATAAGATAGATTGTCTGGTCTTGTGTTGTCTGGAATGGTATAATCATAATATGACTGTAGGTTGTCTAAGGCTAGCTTGGACATGTTGACACGCGACATCAAGTTGATAGCTGGGCTACCATTGTAGTTGATTACGGGAAACTTCTTAAAGTATTGTGTCATATTAGTCGGAGCCTGTAATATTTTCAGTTTCTACAGTTTGTATTGGCGGCGCGCCAGGAGTTTGCGCCGCTGCTGCGCCAGAATCTGTTGGTTTTGTGTTTTTATTGCCCGATGTTGGTGGCGTAGCGCCTCCTGCTGGTATGCCTAGTATTTCAAGCCCTGTCTTCGCACCTTGACTTGCTTTAGCTGGTACTGGACTTGTTTTAGACTGGTTTACCAGCTGGTAATCGCCTGGCAATCTGATCTGCATTTCTTCTAATGCGATAGACAACTCCACAAACACCGGTGCGCCTGTAGTGCTATAAAATGAAGGTGATTTGGAGGCAGGCGAATATCTAACATTAACCGCAGTGATAACACAAGGCTTGAAGTCTGTCATATAGTCCTGTGCATTTTTAGGAAAAAAGGCAGGCTGAACGATATTTGGATACTGAAAGATCAGACTTGACCCTTTAGTGAAGTTCGGCAACTGTGCTTGTTTTAGGGCAACAACAATATTTTTGATAATATCTGTTTCTTCTTTATTTCTAGCAGACAATAGCCAAGAGAACTGAAATCTTCTGAAGTCAACTTGCTTGAACGTCATAGCAAGTGCTGGGTTTGGTGCCAGACCAGTTTGAGATTCTATTGTGCCAGCCATTTCAGCAGAAGCATTTTTAGCAAAACTATCTGCGATGTATAATAGAGCATCACCTCCTAAATCGGATATCATGGTGTTTGCTGAGTTATTATCTGGAGCCGCGGCCTTGCTGCCCTGGCTGTTGCCAAGAAAGTTCCTTAAAACACTTTGTATTGCGTTTGAGTTCTCTAGAGCATTACCCCAATGACCCAAAGAACTATCATTCCATTGTGTACTTGTATTGTCTGTTAGTCCTTCACCATCAGGAAGAGGCAAAGCAATAGTATAAAGAACGTCTAGTGTGGTGTTTGATGTCGGTTTCGATCTTACGTATTTCGACACACTCAATACCATATAATATTTTGGCAACTCTTTAGGATAAGAAATCGCATAAGTACCAGAAGTAGCTTTTTGTGTAGTTGCTGTTTTTTGTGCAGGATTAGATTTGCTATTGTCGCCCTTATCTAATGCGTTTGCAGATGGGTTGAATGTAGCACTTCCAGATAAAGCCGCATCTGAAATAGGAGAAGATAGATTACTGACACTAGTCATAACAACACCAGCAGCCGCCATCGAATACTGAGTTGTACTAGGAACACCGCCTGGGCTGATGCCATTACCTGCACTTGGAACAAGACCTTGTGGAACTGCCGCAATGTTTGCAAGTGATTGATAGTTTGATGTATCGGCCATTTCGTTCCCTATAAATACGATGCACAAACTATTTATAGAGAAAAAATGAAAGGCAAGTTCATCTTCTCTATTTTGAGTAAAGTTCTCTTTCCGTCATCACAACAAACTCCCAGCCCTTGTCATCCGCATGTTCTTTCGCTGCTTTCCATTTGGCTTGGTTAACAACATACGTCTTTACTTCTTCAATGTATCGCTTTGTTTGTGTTTTAGGTCTTTTTGGTTCCTGTGTTTGCGCATATGGTTTGATTTCAACCAATATAACTTTGCCGTCTTTTTTCTTTATTAGTACGTCTGGAAAGTATCGGTGATATCTGCCATCTATAGGAGAGACATAAGGTATTGTCATTTCTTCTGATGCCCATCCTGATATCTCTGGATGCTTGTCACAATACATAAAGAAGTGTAGTTCCCAAGAACTTCTGTATATTATGTTTGTGGGATCTCCCATATACTTACTTGGATTTTTGGGAGTGAACTTACCTTTTGACATGGATACGTATCCAGCTTTTCCTGTTGTTATATTATTAATACATTGTTCTGCGCCTGTTTTATTTAGTCTAGCGATAGATAAAGTAGACTTGAAATCTCGAAAACATATTCGACATTCCATATCAGATGTATAAATAGACATAGCTGATGCTCCTTGTAAGCGTTAGAGTAGATGGGTTTCTTGGCGGTCACCGCGATCTACATTATTATTTATAGTTTTAGGATATTCGACATCGCAATAGGTTTATTCGATCAGACATTAGCACAAGGCATTCGACAGGGGCAAGTTCCTGGGCGAACAACAGAGGCACGTAACTGGTTTCGAAACACCGCCAAGAAGCTTTCCAGTATTACCGAAACGCGACTTCTAGCGAACAAAACAGCACTGACGAATCAGATACAGGTTGGTCGAATGTATATGTTCCAGTACGATCCAAAGTACAAAAAGACTTTGCCCTACTACGATAGATTCCCATTGATCTTCCCACTGAAAAAGACTCCAGACGGCTTTCTCGGCATCAATCTACACTATCTACCACCAGTGCTTCGTGCGAAGTTGATGGACATGCTTTACACATATGTCAATGATCCAAATCTGAGTGATAACGCTAAGTTGAATATCAGTTATAACATATTGAATGCTGCGGCTACGAATAAGTACATCAAGCCTTGCATCAAGCAGTATCTAACAGGTCATCTAAGATCGAAGTTTATCTATATTGTTCCAGCAGAATGGGACATCGCATTGTTTCTACCTGTTGAGAACTTCGCGAAAGCAAGCAAAGATCAAGTCTGGAAAGATTCTAAGCAGATTATCAATAGAGGTTCAAGATAATGCCATCTAATCCACCTACTAATACACCAACAGGTCCAGACTCGCCCCAAGGTCCGGAAATTGTGGTAAGTGGCCGCACATTGCCACCGCCACCGCCTGTGGATCCTCAAGAGTTTTCTATCGAAAGGTTCAAAGCAAAGCTATCTGGCGCAGGAGGAACTTTAAGATCGACTTTATATAGAGTCGTTTTTACTGGTTCTAGATTAGACGATGAGGTGTACAAGTTCTTGGCAGAAAGAGTTGAACTTCCAGATGTTTCTCTAGACACCGAAAAGATCAGACGTTTTGGATATGGTCCATTAGAAGATGTTCCGTATCGCCCAGTGTTTCAGCCATTACGTGTGACTATCATTGCTCCAGAAAGTCGGGTGATAGGTATCGCTGATCTTGTTAACACACTTTCAGGGACCACACCATTTAACACAACGAATAAGAAATCATATAATATGGCCAGCAACAATCTGAATATAAGTGTTGCTGGCGGAAAATTCGCAAAGACAGCATCTCCTTATGAGGTTGCGTATAAAGATGATATTGTTTTTACAACAAAAGTTATTGTTTATACTGCCAAGGCCAAGGAGTTGATTACATACAACTTCAATCAATGTTTTCTTAGATCAATGTCACCTATCGATTTATCGTGGAGTGCAACAGATCAATACGTCAAAGTAGACATGACTATAGGTTATACTGATTTTTATCTAACGTAATACAAGGAGATTATTATGGCTTTACCAAAACTCAAAGTGCCTTTGTTTGATGTGACTATTCCTTCAACAAACAAGAATGCCAAGTTTCGCCCGTTTCTTGTCAAAGAAGAGAAGATTCTTCTCATGGCACAAGCAGGCGGAACAAAGAAAGAAATCGTCAACGCGCTGAAGCAGATCATCAACAACTGTGTGGTGTTATCTGACGGCTCTTCGGTTGATGTCGATCATCTTACCACATTCGATCTAGAATATCTTTTCATCAAAATCAGAGCCAAGTCTGTGGACAACATGGTGAAGCTGAGATATATGGATCATGAAGACCAAAAGCATTATGACTTCGAAGTTCCACTAGATCAAATCGAAATCGTTCATACACCAGAACACAAGAACAAGATCAAAGTAGACAAAGAAGTTGGAGTTGTTCTAAAGTATCCAACTGCAACTATGATTCTCAAAATGGAAGAACTTGACATCGCGGAAGAAGATGCTGCATTGTTCATGATATCTTCATGTATTGATTACGTCTATGATGCCGAGAACGTTTATCCAGCGAAAGATGAAACGCCAGAAGAACTACAGACATTTGTGGAATCTTTAAGTGTGTCTGCCTTTACCGATATTCAGAAGTTCTTTGATACTATGCCTAAGTTATATTACAAGATCGAATATACAAACAGCATGGGAACAGAACGAGAAATCGAACTGTCTTCGCTAGATGATTTTTTTACCTTGGTTTGATGCACAATGATCTGGGTGGTTACTATTCTTTGATATTTTCTATGAAAAAATATCATAATTACACTATTGATGAAATAGAAAATCTAATACCCTTTGAGCGTGATATCTACGTTAATATGATCAAAGAGGAAATAGAAGCCGAAAAGAACAGTCAGTAAAGAAAGCGAGTAAGAATGATTCCTCTAATCATAGGTGCTATCGAAGCTGGCGAGATGATTGCTGGTGCCGCTGAAGTTGGTGGGATTGCAGCAGAAGGTGGTGCTATTGCAGCAGAAGGTGGCGCCATGGCCGCTGAAGGTGGCGCTATTGCAGGCGAAGCAGCAGAAGCTGGTGTCGCTGCTAAAAGAGGCGGTGGCATCATTAACAAGTTGATTGGTGCTGAAGAGATAGGTGAGATTGGAAAAACCGTTCGGTCGATCTTTGGTAAAAACAAAGACGATAAAGCAGATAACACAGAATCGGTAGAAAAAGAAACATCATCGGGCACATATGCTGGCTCAACTAGCACCTCTGCTTCAGAAAACTTTGATGATGTAAATCGAAACATCTCAAAACAAGAATCTCTTTTGACAAAAGGATTCTGGTTCGGCAGAAATCAAAAGCCAGATCCACGTGATGTTGAACAAGCGATGCAACGCAACACTATGGCGTTGATCGTTTCTAGACTTACGCTTATTGATAACAAGTTGTCACGACTAGACAACCATATGCTCGGCATCAAGAAAGTTTTGAGCGATCACCTCACATTAGAACGTGATCGCATAGCAGAGCAAGAGATATCGAGCCAGGAAGAAACTCTAAAATATTCTACTAAAGATTCTTATCCATGGCTAGCCAAAGCCAAAGGGCTAAACGATAAGTCTGGCGGTTCTATTCTTCCATTTCTAACCGTTGCTTTGATGCCGACGATACTTGATTGGTATAACAAGTTCGCAAAATGGACATGGGATGGTACACAAAGATTAGCTGCTGGATTACTAGTTGCATCTAAAACTCTGACACGATCTTTAGAGGGCTTGTCTCAATGGGCTTCCAGAACAGGAAGTACACTGTTAGCAAAGTTGCAGCCTTTTGAAGGCAGTGTAACTAAGATATCACAAGTTGGTGAAGAAGAGGAGTATCTTCGCAGCATGTTTGACTCATTTTATAAGCAAAGTCGCGGTGAGTTCGGGCAAGGCACAAAACAATCATTGAAGTCTGCACAAAGAGCATTGCTAAAATACGTAGTATCGAAAGATCCTAAAAAGTTCAACGAATCTTTCAAGAATATGTTTTCAAATAAACAAGCTTATGAGTCTGGCAAACCAATCGCGATGGCACAAGATGAAGTTGTTACCAGAGAAGCGGACTCATTAGGTAAAATGCTTGCAAAAGGTGCAGGTCGTGGCGCAATGAAAATGTCAAGTAAAGCGGCAAAGGCACTCAGCTATCTTGTCCCTATTAGAGGAATACTTCAGGGAATAGCAAAGTATGCTAAGTTTCTGATGTTCTTAGATCCATTGATTGCTTTGTTAAAAGTTGGTATTGGCATAGGATCATGGAATGAAGTCGAAAAGGCCTTTGTAAGAGCATTAGGTGCATTCATTGGAGCAGAGTTAGGTGCCGCTGGTGGTGCAGCGGCAGGTGGCGCGCTCTTTGGTGCTTTGGGTACTGTCATACCAGGTGTGGGCAATCTAGTTGGTGCCGCAGTAGGCAGCGTGGTGGGTGGACTTATCGGAGGCTTTGGTGGTGCTAGTGTAGGTGAGTATCTTGCAACAAAGATTTGGCAGATCATCACTGGCGAAAAGACAGTAGTTGATGTAGCATCTGATGTGGCTTCTGATGCATTGAACCAAGCAAAAATAGCTGCTGGTCTAATCACAGGTACAACACCAGTAACTGCTGGCAACATTGCAACTGCTGGAGGATTCAATCCTGCAACTGCTGGCGACAAAAAAAATACAGTCGGTGGCGGCGGTGGACAGACAGAAATCGCCGATTCGTCATATGATATTGTATTGGGATATGGAAAGTTTGGTAAAATCCAAGATATGTTCCCAGGTAAGAAGTTAACTCAACTAAAAGTATCAGAAGTATTCGATTTCCAAAAAAACGTTTTGATACCTAACTCTAGAGGTAAGTTGCCACATGGCGCTGATAGTGGATTAGGTGCATATTCTATAAACAGTGCTACACTACAAACTATTATGGACAATGGTATCATTTCTCCTAATGATACTTTTGATAAGACTACACAAGACAAAGCAGCTAAATGGTTATACGAACATAATCAGAAGAATCACAAACTACAGAACACCTGGAACTTCTTTAGAAAGCATCCAGATGCTTCTGGTATGTCATTCGAACAAGCGAAATCTTCTATCGTACATGATGAAGGAACAGATAGAAATGTTCGACCAGATAAATCTGAAAAGGGATCTTCACCACCTTATTCTTCTAAAACTATGGAATCCAGTTCAGGATCAATGAGAAGTACAATGCCTATGAGAGGTGTTAAGTTGAACCAATCACAGCAATACGGTATTCCTTCTCCATTTGCTTCAACATCGTATGAAGATCGTGTCTCAGTATTCTTCAATGCAAATGAGCCTGCTATGGGCGTCGGTATGGGCTAATGATACCGAATGTAACCATCAACTCTTTTTGGTCTAAATCCAAAAAGCCTAAAGAAGAAGTAGAGGTCGTAACTAAAGTTCTCACTGAAGAGAACCGCATTAGTGCGCTTACGCATGATTTGGGTGTTGCTATTCTGTCTGCCGTTGGAATATTTTCTATAACAAAGAAAATAGATGCTGTTAAGTTGCAGCCAAAAATGGAAACAAACCCAGAAGAACTTGCTGTAACCAAAGAACAGAATGATGATGGTGACATGGGAGGCATGATTGCTGGCATTGTTGTTGCTGCATCTGTATTGATTGCAGGATTCGGCGAAAACATTTTCAAAATGTTAAAGAAGATGTTCGTTACGGTAGAGACTACACTATCAACAGTTATGGACAATGTATATGACACTTTGATGTCTATTGTTAATATCGGAGTGAGTGATAGAGGACAAACAAAAGCTGCGAATGTGTCACAATATGAACAGACATCAAATGTAGATCAAGGCGATAAGAGTAAGCCTTATACAGTTGAAGATGAAAGAAAAGATGACGAACGCAAGGTAAAAGAAGCTGCTTCGAATATATCAGGCACCGCTGGGCAAACGAATCAAAAGAAATCTGCTCCCACATTAGTTTCACAACAAAAAGAATCTGACATTAAAAGACTAGACGTTACATCAGTTCCTATGGGAGCAGGTGAACAGATAGACTATACTGAAGGAGATGAATATGGTTCTACTGTGTCTGTGTCTAAAAATGAAGAAACGACAAAAATAAGTCTTTCAGATAAGCCAGCATCTGGTCCAAAAAGAAATCCTAACAGTCGTTCTGATTTGCCTAATATGCCTTTACCAAAAGTAAGGCCATTAACTGCACAAGAAGTTGAGGGAGTTAATCTCAAAACCGATCCTTCTAATCCCGTCACACTTCACGGCATTGATCCAGATATCATTGGTGCATTCAAAAGAATAGAAAAAGATGTCGGCGCCAAGTTAATCATTACAGGTGCGAGAGACGATCACCGTCGCGCTGTAGGACCTGACACAAGACACGATCATGGTACAGCATTAGACATAGGCTATTCTAGAAATCCTATTCTACAATCAAATGCCGGCAGAACACTAGTTCTCAAAGCAGCAATCAAAGAAGGTATCACTGGTATAGGATTTGAACGCGATCACATGCATATAGATATAGCAGCGATCAAGTTGAAACAACCTAAACTTAGGAACCATTGGGGAACGTTCGACCAAGAGCAGCAGAAAATCTTATCCGACTCTTATGCAGGTAAGATGCCAGATATTTCGCCTATTTCACCAACACCACCAGGTGGTTCACCACCAGGTGGTTCTAAGGGCAACAAAAGTTCGTCTTCAAGTAGTTGGTGGCAATCAGTAGAATCTTATTTTGGTGCAGTAGAACCAGCACAGGGCAATAAACATCACGCAGGAACATAAGGAATCATTATGATAAAACTATTCGCATGGCTATCACAGTTTTTTCCATGGATAGCAGAACTACTTAAAGACATCGATGGTTATCCATCATCAAAGCGTGTGTTGGCATTCATATCAACATTCTTTATGATGGGTTTAGGTATTTCCAATACGTTCTTCAATCTTCATGTTGAACAGTTTATCTTTGAGTCGTTTCGTGACATCGTGATTGCTGGTATTGGTTTTGCTGGCGCTGAGAAGTTCACTAGTAGACCAAACGATCCAACACCAGACGATTCATCATCACAATAAAAAAGGGGTAGCCGAAGCTACCCCTAAGTTAAGATGGCGGAGCAAGTAGGATTTGAACCCACGGAACCTTTTCAGGTCCTCTCGCTTTCAAGGCGAGTGCAATAAACCAGACTCTGCCATTGCTCCAGTATTCTATTTAGTCTGATGCCAGCTTCTTGAAATAAGCTAGATCATCGTCTTCATCATCTGTTGCCCATGGCACATCATCTTGTGCGGCTGCAATCTTTGGTGCAGCAGCTTGACGCTGTACAGGTGCTTCAGCACGAGCGATAGGATCTTCGAAGACTTCACGACGAGCCGCAGCCGCTTCATTCAAGCCAAGAACCGCGTGCAACTTACGCTTCAGTGTATCATAGTCCTTGAAGTTCTTTGGATCAACAAACTCTTGTAGAGAATGCTCTGACTTCCAAATCTGTTCAAGCTTATTGTCATCCTTTGACAGAGGACCAGCAGCTTCAAACTCTGAAGAGTCGTAGTTGCGATAACCAGCAACTTGACGAATCTTGATCTTGAAGTTAGCACCAGTCCAAAGATCAAATGGATTGATTGCTTCTTCATCCGCAAAAGCAGGATTCATTGATTCGTTGATCTTATCAAAAATCTTCTTACCATACTTGAAAAGCTTAACCTGGCCTTCATTCTCTGGGTTCGCAGGATCCTTGATAACATAGATGTTCGAAACGTAGTTTAGCTTACGCTTCTGTTCACGAGCCTGCTTACGGGCTGGTGACTGCTCATCGGTAGTTGAGTTCCAGAGTTGAGTGTTATACTCAGAAACTGGATCGTTCTGACCGAGTGTGGTCAGAGACTTTTCGATATACCAAGTGCCGCTTGGGCCCTTGAAGCCATGTTCAAACACACGAACGAATGGCACATCTTCTTCGCCTGGAGCAGGAAGGAAGCGGATAACAGCATAGCCATTACCAGTCTTATCTGTTGAGGGATACCAGAAGCGGTCATCTTTGCTCGACTGATTTTCGTTTGTGTTGAGTTTCTTTAGCTGGTCGTTAAGCTTGTTGATGCTTGAACCGCTGTTACGCTTGAGATTGCTAAAGTCCATATATATTCTCCGTATGATTGTATGGTTGTTGTATGTTTATTATCCACAGTATTCATAATGTATATCTTGTTTTACACCATATATCTTCTGGTGTCAATGTATTTATACAGGCAATCTGGCGACTTTTGGCAGAAAGTTTAAGTTCTCTGCATCACTCTGCATTCGTGACTTCAGATTGGCATTGCCCTTTACTAGAGACGCCACTGTCTCAACTTCTAGATTGTTTCGTTCACAGTATAGCATAACAGCATCAATATAATCAATATCATACTGCCATACTAACTCTTCAATCTCTTCAGCAAACTCTGCTGGTGTTTTGATCTTCAACTCATCCATTCACATTCTCCTTAATAATGAACTTATCTCCTTTTACCACAATCTCAACAGTTTTGCAACATTTTGTTTTGGTATAATCTCGTCCACCATCAATCATTGCGCCTTTAGTCTCTTGATAGTCATGGCGATATCGTGATACAATCACTTCGCCGTCATCACATACAGCACCAACAAGTGGATTAGAGAATACGGAAGAAGCCTCAGTGATCATCACACGATCTGCCGCATCACGATAGACGCCGAAGTAATGTGTATGACCTTTGCTTGTGTCTGGATTAGGTTGATAGAATACATCTACTGGAGTTTCATTCCAGTTGCCACCTAGACGTTTGGTGCACCAGTAACCCATGTACCGTGCACCATATTTTTCTTCAATGATCTTGATGCCTTTGCTACCAAAGTGATAGCCAACATTTTCATTATGTGGCTTAAAGTACAGGTTCATAATGTATCCTTAGAAAACGGGGTGCCCTATATCCACCGAGTAGCCAGAAGACATTATCTCTTACTCTGCCGACACCCAACAGAGTCGTATCACTATCTACAATCGGACCTAGCCGTGCAATGTACCGCGATAGGAGACAGTACAAAGTACATAACTTAGATGAACACTGACTGATACCTGCACTTCTCACCGTGTGCTTTTCGAGTCGCGATCCCTAGATATCCGCGTGGTGTTATTCGTTGTCAGTGTTCATCAAAGTTTGCTGGGTACTATCGCTCCGTTTAAGGGCAATCGCTATACGTAGCCCCCCTAGAATAAACCTTTCATCGGTTGCGCCGAACATCCCACATAGTGGCGGTTATCAGCTAGGGTGATGATCTTCCTCGATAGTTAGGATCTTGCGCTCTTCTGCTCGGACCCAACAAAACTTATTTATACCACGGTTTACCGCGTGACAGGAAAACTTACCACTAGGGCGGGATACTTGCTCTGAATCTTTGACTCGGGAACTTCTTCCTCTGTCCCACATTCTCGGCTTTCTCTCTTATTACGACCAGGCTTAATGTTGTTTAAGCCCTTTGCTAGTACCTGATTTCAACAAAGCAGTATCAGTCAAGTTAACTGACTTACTATGCATTCACCAGGCTTTTCCTGCCCCTCGATAAACCGTGGAGCTAAACTTAGAAGAACCTACGATATGGAGCACCCTCTCCATGGCAGCCACCAACGTCTTCGTCAAGACTTATTTCGGTGGTAGAACCCGTCGGCAAAGTAGGTTCATCTAAGTGGTGGTTATTCTGTTGCAAGGTCAACCACCAAACCCATATTTTATAAATAAGATGTGACTCGCGGTTTCGCACACCCAGTCACTCTAACGCTTACAAGGAGCAATCAGCATGACTATTTATACAGGATACGTATATCTTTGGTACGACACCAGAGCAAAATTCTTTTATCTTGGTGGCCACAAAGGTAAAGTAGAAGATTCTTATATCTGCTCTAACAAAATGATGCTGAGAGCATACAAGAAACGTCCAGAAACATTCAAATTTCGTGTGCTTGAATATGTTTACGGCGACAACAAAGCTTTGCGTGAAGCAGAACAACGTTGGCTAAACATGATCAAAGACGAAGAACTTTATTGGACACCAAACATTTACAACAAAACTGTTAGATATTACAACCAGAAGAAACATTCTGCTGGAGGTAATGGCACTGCCAATAAAGGCAAAAGTAGACCAAGTTGGAGCAAAGGATATACAAAAGATGAAATAAATCTAAGAAGAGACGGTCTGTTGTCTTTCTTTCCTTTAGATATTCCTAAGAAACTTCCAAAAAGGCGTCAACTAGACAAAAGTAAAACAAAAATAAAAGAAGCAAAACCAAAGTTTTGTAAAGTGTATTCGCATATATGCGAAAAGTGTGCTAAAAACTTCTATCATAAAAAAGATGATATTAGATTTTGCTCTCTATCATGCCGCGCAAGTAATGCAGCATCTTTAGTAAAGGTAAATGGCATGAAGAAAGAACAAACTAGAAAAAGTTTTTCTAATCTAACCACTGGAAGAAAAATGTCCACGAGAGAAGACGGCACAAGATATTGGACATATCCAGATAATGAGGGTGTTTATTTCACAGAGTACACCCACAAACTCCGAACTACTTAGATCAGGCAGACATTCTCACGGCTGCAAAATCGTTGTCGTTATGTGCAACTAGGTTGACATTTACAGTTTTAGCCACTCGGCCAGCGAATCAGTCTAGACTTTCCTATCCAATGCAAATCGATCCCAGGTCATCCCCATCAACTACACTGTGCTATATAAGGATAGCGTTAGTACTAAGTCTTTAGACAATACTATCTAGCAGATACTAAATGCACAGTATAGATGGTGGAGATGGGGAGAATCGAACTCCCGTCTTTACATCTTTCAGTCTGCTTTCAAACAACTGATAACTTATTTATACGCGAAATGCATATAAATGTCAAGAGATTATTTTACCTTTTTGTTGACTTTGGCCTTTGGTGCAGGCTTTAGAGCAGCTTCTAGACGCTCTTCCAGATCCTTGATGTCTGCTTCAGCAGTGGCAAGCTTTTCCTTCAGCCGGGCACTTTCGACAGTATCTGCGCTTACAACCGTACCAGCCACAAATGCTACGAACAGCAATGCAATGAAAATTCCGTATACAATAAACATAATGTTCTCCTATTATAAAATGGCAATGATACCTAGATATTTATATCGTTAGCCTCATCATTCCAGACGTCTTTGATCTGCCGACCTCGACCGACTGTCTTCTTCTTGCTCTCTATAATCTTGGGCTTGTTATAGCGCCAAGAGTTACCAGCAACAGGATTACGCGGCTTCATTGACTTTCTCCAACCATTTCTGGATTGCACCAAACTTCAGATCAAAATAATATTCAAGGCATTCATAGCCGTAGAAGTTCAAATCATCAAGAGCATCTTCTGCATCCGCGAGAATCTCAATAGCATGTTCAACCGAAGTACCAGGAATAAGTTCCTGAATCTTCTCAATGCGGCCAACAAAAACCTGAAAGTTCTTTTCCTGACGAATAGTTTCCTCTTGACTTTGAAGATCAAGCATTTTAACCAGAAACTCAAAGTCTTCTTCAAAAGCTTCTAGAGAAAGGAAAGTGATCCCACGAGGGCGAAAGCCGTTAAGATCCTTGAAAAGATCCGAATAGATGTCACCATCATGCGAGTTGGTCAGGGCGTTGATGTCCGACAAGTTCAACATTTCGAATCACTCCATCTCTCTGCTACATTCTCACAATACGATGATTCGATAAAAATGTCAACAAAAAACTACCACTCCGTTCCTACGGTAAAGTCAGTCTTTTTGTATGCTTGGAACCAGTCAACACCATATGCAGGGCAGATATAGATTGTATCAGGTAGACCGTTGGTATCCTTCTCACCACCTTCACCACAGATGAAGTAGCGATCACCAAGCTTCTCTGCTAAAATGGTGTGGTAAACTAGTCTATAGAACTTCCGAAGTTCTTCTAGTTCGCCTTCGAATGCTTCGGTCTTAAGATTACTATCAGAAAAATGCTCTTGCATTAGTTTACCCACATCTTAAATACAAGAGATGATAGATAGATTGGCCAGATAGCCGCAGCAAATGCAGTGCCAATACACACAGGAACATCGTTTAAACCGTTACGATATTCATCACCATGTTTTGCTTGATGATAACCACCCGACAATACTGCGATAATAATGTATAAGATAACAAACATATCATTGATTCCAAGCAAAGTCGCCATTAGTGGCATCATAGTGTGCTGCATGATGCTTTATTGCATCATTCTTCCAGGTGTTAGTAACAAGACCAAATGCGATAGCATATCCTACTAGTACACCCAGTAAAAGATATACAACACAAATACCAAAGCCGCCATCATCCGTTTTCATTACACATTCTCCATCAATATTCTTTAAGTTATCGGATTACTCTCCTGGAATCCTGTACCAGTCAATGACTAGATCAAACGCATCAATGGCTTTCTGGATTTCAATATCATCTGCTTCTGAATCACCAAAGACAAACACGCTGTTATTTGCGCCTAGGTCTTGCGCAAGTCTGTCGCAAGTCTCTTCAAGAGACTTCCATACAATCCGATCAAGTTGCTCATACGATAGTTCAACAGTCTTATATGACATTATACTTCAACCTTTCTATAACGGGCATATGTACCATCGGTATGTTCTACCATGATTTCAACATGATTGTCAACAGTATTTTGACCAATAATATGCCCGATAGGGTTATTATTATCATGTGTCATACTAGCAGCATCAAAGCCTTCATTCCAAGCAGCATCCAACGTTAGATGTCGCTTAAAGATATACACGAACATGGCCAACATTAAAACGGCTGGTAGAGACACCAGCAAGTCTGGAACACTACAAGACATACTTCAACCTTCCATATCTACAGTTGGTACAGTTTGCCATTCTTCTGTCATGACAACCTTACCATCGATAACATTGTTAACAAGAACTTTTGTTTGAATATCGAATCGACCAGTATACTCTTTGTGATTTACAGCACCTTGAGTCGTTGAAACGAATCGAGTCTTATAATAGCGTACTACACGAAGATTGTCAATCATTTTCCAATCTCCTTTTTGTATTGGGCAAGGGCCCGGGCAACCTTGACATCGATTGCTGGACCCCACACAATCTTATTACTTTTAGTCATTTTTATAAACTCCGTATAAATAGAAGTGTCTGTCGCGATACTCCAATATCCACAGACTCTAACGCTAAACAGGAGCATCAGCTATGAATATATATCTTTATATCAAACAATGTACACATTGTCAACTAAAATATTTTGGTAAAACATCACAATCAAATCCTTATGAATATAAAGGATCAGGAAAGAGATGGCGTAATCACCTAAAGAAACACAAAGCATCTGTTATAACACTTGAAGTTTTTTCATTTGATAATGAACAAGATGCTAAAGAGTTTGCTCTAGCGTTTTCTAAAGAACACTCAATAGTAGAATCTAAAGAGTGGGCAAATCTTATAGAAGAAGACGCACTCTGCGGTGGATCAAGACCATATAATAAAGAAGCAAACAAGAAAAACTCTAAACTGGGTGGATTTGCTAAAGCGGCAAAAGGATATCCAGTTTGGAACAAAGGTCTAAAGACTGGTCCAGATTCAGAAGAAACTAAAAGAAAAAAGAGCGCCAGTAGAACTGGCAACCGACGCTCTTATAGAGAAGATGGAACTTGGTTTTGGATCAAACCAACTCTGCCATCTCCACAGCAAGATTCAACGCTTGAACCTTCTTAGTTTGATTGACACCATACCAAGCAGAAGCAAGGCGAGTATCGTTCGAACGACCAAGAACGTGGTCGGTCAGATAGGTGACAGAGTTATAGGCTTGCCAGAAAGTGCCTTCTGCAAACTGTGCGCCAGGCTGTTCATGGAGTGCTTCCATCGCAAACTGTGCAGCACGGCTGTGCAACTGACCAGCGTTCTCAATAGCAGAGTTCTTCTTGTCAGAGGTCTTGGGGAAGATACGATTGAAGTATTCAACGATGTTTTCGTTGCTGTACTTCTTGGTGCCGAGAAAGGCAGCCATTTCCTTATACTTAGCAAGCTTATCACTAGCAATACCGAGAGTTTCCTTGACCATATCAGGATCAAACTCACGGCGGTGATTGATCTTCACCATGTTAGAAGACTTACCACCAAGGGCAAGTGTCAGAGTGTTATTGCAGACAACACGGATGGGAGTAAAACGAACGTCAATCGACTTACCATACTGATGAGGATTGCTGAAGAGCAGGAAGCCTTCAACCTTGTCTCCACCAAACAGTTCAAATGAGTCGTTGATCTTTGCAAGACCCCAGACCATCTTGCCGTCCATCAGAGAACCAGCAGTGTGCATGGACATATCGCCAGCACCAACAAAATCATTGAAGAAGCGAAATGCTTCCACATTCTGAAGTGGATTCCAGTCATCCGTGATAACGTCAAGCACCTTGCTATCGCTGCTACGGATCAGAGCAGAGTGACCAGTGTTGATCTTCTGACCGTTATACATTGCAGGAAGAGGAACAGTGTCAACTGTCCAGTCAAGCCGAGCAGCTTCCATCATCTGTTCAGGAGTGAGGTCATTAGAGACCTTGAAGCCGAGACCGTGCCAGGGCAGATCGCCAGCGTATGCCATCGAAGCCTGACCATTTTCGAGGATTTCAAGTTCATGTGCCATATTCAAATCACCTTTCAAATCGGTCGAACCACTCGACCTCATATTTTTACTATAACTGATTCGCTTTAAAATGTCAATGAAAAGTTTTCGTCATTCAAAATAAATGAGTGATCGTTGGTGTCGCCAGGAAACTCTTCAAACCAAACGATAGGGATAAACTCGTATCCGTCATGTTCGGCACCGATCTTGCGAATCGTTACCCTCTTATCAAGAGTAGGACCTGGAATATCATACCCAGTTTTCTCATCAACCCAATCATCAATGTTGCAAAGCAAAGTTTGACCAACTTCAATGTTCTTAATCATAATATATTCCTTTCAAGTTTAAATGTGTTACCAACTAGACCGATATTCGAATACCCAACTTTCAGGAAGAGTCAAAGCGCGTTCAATCATAACGATAGTTTCATCAATATACCTGAAATACCAATCGCCATACTCGGTTTCTCCAAAGAAGAACCCAGACTGAGTAGGAAGCAAAGCGGGTGCCCACTGAGGATTTTCTTTCACCATCCGGCAGACATCAATCAATTCGCGAAGCTTCTTGCGATCGAACTCATAACTTTCACATTCATCAACGCCGCCCTGAACTTCATTCACGAACCACCGATGGATGGCATTTGCCTTGCGCCAATATGCGACTTCTGCACTAACTCCTTTGACTTGAATACCTTCAGGTAGATCGAAGTCAGAAGAAACCTTCTGCTTAATATCACTTTCGCTGGACCAAATATAACGCTTTGCGCTGAGGTACATATCAAGACCCATAACGAATCACCTTTCTCATTGTCTATATTTTCATCATAACAGATTCGCGATAAATGTCAACCAAAAAAATCAATCTTATATAAATATAATGTCTGTCACGGTATCCCCATACCCACAGACTCTAACGCTAAACAGGAGCATCAGCATGTCTACGATTTAAAGATAAGTACAGGTGACTTTCGCCATCGACATCCACTTGGGGCTGTTCATGTTGCGGATTCCTGCAACCTTGAGAACCATACGCAGCGAAAGTTCACGCATGGTGTTTTGATGCGTTTCAATGAAAGACACAACATCGACCTGTGCGGCCTTTGTGATGCCTTCACGATCAAGCATACCCTTATCAAGGACTTGCTTGATGCGGATCATATAGTCACGCTTAGTCTTCATCGTAAGATCGATATAATGCGAACGAGAAATCATAGCGTTCATATGAGGAGCCAACTTGTGGCCTTTGCCAATCATAGCATCAAAGTCAAGATTGGTAATGAAAATGATAGTACCCTCAAACTCAAAACTCTTGGGCATGACTGTCATATCGGTTTCATCGATCAGAGTACCTTCCGTCATGTAACTAATACGACGGACTTTATTGCTGTCACAAGCAGCCTTAAGAAGATTGAGTGAAATATCATCAAAGAAGATAGCATCGGCATCATCGAAAACCAAAACTTTGCCTTGATCTTTATGTTGAAAGAGCAAGCGATACAAAGATGGCGCTTTCAGATGACCCTTAACAATCGTATGATTTTCTTCGGAAGCATCCCATCCTTTGAGTGCTTCCTCTACGGTAAAAGACTTACCAAGACCAGCAGGACCAGATACGATCAAAGCGCGAATATCACCCTTGATTGCAGCATGAGTCATTTCATCCAGAATATCAAAACGTTCGAGGATGCGTTCTGAAATCTCAGCATCAGACTCGACAATCTTTTGAATGTTGACTTCGCTGATATCGCGAATCTTGACCTTAGAAGTTTTACGAAACCCAGCTTTAGGAACACCACGAGGCATAACGAATCACTTTCTCTCTCTGACTACTTTTTCATCATAGCTGATTCGATAAAAATGTCAACCTTTTATACCAAGCGCCTTGCGACCAGGAGACATGTAATCTTTTTCAACATTTGTTTTGTATGCATGGCAGCACTTGCAAAGAGTCTGACAGTTACCTTCAGTGTTGTGTGATGGATTGCCGTCTTTGTGATCGACATCAAGCATACCATCCCAGATGATCGTGGTCGTGCAAGTAAATCCCAATCGACCATCGATGTTTTCACAATAAGTTTTACGAAACTTACGGTAAGGATGAAAAGAGTTCGTAAACTGAGTTACATTATCAAACCCTGCTTTCTTTGCCATAACCTGCAGGATATTATCGAGACCATGCTGACTTGCTGTGTGTTTACTATGACATTTAGCGCAACGTTTCCGAAAGATTGGATATCCATCTTTTCGATATCGACCACAGTGTTGGCCAGTTTTGTTGCAACCATCAACGACGCACTTTGGCCTTTCGCTAATGTGAATAATCTTCTTGATGACACTAGAACTAGCATTCATAAAGAATCACTTTCTCTCTCTGACTACTTTTTCATCATAGCTGATTCGATAAAAATGTCAAGCTTGGATCAAAAGTTTTTTATCAAACATTCGGTGACTTTCACCTTTTGACCATCTTTGGCTCCTCGGCCTGCGGTGTATGTCACATCAAAAAGCAAAGGAGAAAACGAATCGATCAGTTTTGATTCGAAAAAGTTGTCATAATGATACTTGTTAGCCATCGCAACAAAAGCGCCAGCATTCGCTGCATTGTTCATCATATTGCACAGACGTTCTTGATCATAATCATCAAAAGCATTTTTTGTGTACTTCGTAAAGCAATCGCGATATGGAGGATCAAGAAACACATACGTGTCTTGATTGACATATTTGTCAAGGGTTTCGAAATCGTTTGAATGTAGATTCAGGTTCTGCGAAAAGATATGAAAGGCATTAATGACATCAACATCATAGATTTTTTCACGTTCGTTCAGTAGACCACATGGAGTACCAAACTTGTTGTTAGTGTTCTTATTGATTTGCCATATGCCATTAAAAGATGTTTTTAGTAGTGAAAATAGCAATCCAGCCCGCTCGGCGTCGCTTAGATGATTATATGCATGAATGTTACGTTGTTCATAATAGAATGTTTTTCTGTCTTCTTTGTTCTTCGAAATGTACAAAGACTGATACTGATCAACCACCTCAAGAAACTCTTTTTTGTTTGTTTTGATTTGTTTATAGATGTTAATGATATCTTCGTTATAATCGTTCACAAAGAACTCTGTGTTGGGATATTGATCAAAGATCCACATACAGACTGCACCAGTACCAAAAAACGGATCGACAAACCTATCAAACTTACTTCCTGGCCAGAAGTCTGATCCATACTTCGATTTCATTTTAGTCTTAGCACCAGCCCAACGAAAAAGTGGCTTCAAATCTTTCATCATATCTCCAATAGTGATAGTGTTTTATCCATAATAGAAACGATTTCATCTAAAGTAAAACCGTGCTCGGACATATGAAACTTAAAGTTTTTAGGATACATAATAGTATACTGAGAGGCCAATCTGCCTAATGGTCCATGTGGTACAACACCAGAGCCAGAACAAAACGTTACGTATTTGACATTCTGAGATTGCCATTTCGCAAAGTCTGCGTTTTTAACCCATCGCTCTTGAGCGTTTCCTCGCATGTCTTGTTTCTTTGCTTCGAAGACTGCTACGAGTGTACCATCACTATTATACCAAGCACCACCATCTGGAGCAAAACCCATAACTTTATCTGTTTTGAATATCTCTATCTTCTTTTGCTTGCTCATACGTTTCACACACTTCAGGTGTGGATGATTCTTGGCAACGATATCGATAGCAAGCTTACATGTATTGTCTAGAGACTTAGACAGAGTATCAAAAGCTGTAGTACCAACTTGTATGCCTCGACTCATATCGAATCACCTTATATCTCATTTACTACATTACTGATAATATCAGAGTTGGAGATAATGTCAAGTGGTTTTTTGAGGTACCTCGCCTGGTTGCTGAGATTTAATCCATTGCTGACCGACTCGATTTTTCACTGGACCTGTAGCGATCTTGCGAATCGTTTTGTGAACACCGTGGAGAAGATCCTCGCTGGCATTATTGTTATCAACAATATGCATGTTCTCATTACCGAAGTGATGCTGAAAGTGGCCGATGTTGTCCTGGACTTGATTCCACATACGTTCAACGTGATGTGATGGCAATGATCGTTCACGCTCCATATTGCGCTGCTGAGCCACTGGAAGCGAGGTATTGACGAACACCATATGTGTATCGTATCCCTGATTGCGTAGCGCCTCCGACTGCGCCTTGATCTTGGCCGCATCTTTCCCAGTACCATCGATTACCATACCCAGCTTACCTTGTTGATATAGCTTCTGGCGCTTGTTGGTGAGGTCTTTTGCTTTTGCTCTGACTACATCACGTTCTGCTGTTTCATGTTCAGGCATAGTTGGATCCAAGCCATGTTCTTTCATGCCCTTCTCAAACAGATCATCTGAGTTGACCATTTTGAAGCCTAAACCGCCCATGGTTTTCTTTGTCACATAAGATTTGCCAGAACCAGGACCACCAGCAAGAAAGATTGCTTTTAGTTTTGCTGGATCATTAACGCCTTCTTCAAGGTCAACAAAGTCATTGAAACGTAGCATGGAAAATCCTATTGTTATGCTGTTGTAAACTTTTTGCCAGTACCAGCAGTACGCCCTGGCTTTAATGGCTTCTCGGTGTTCTTTTGACGTAACTCTGTCTGACCAGGCTGTTCTGGTTTGTTATAAGCCACGCGACCAATCGAAACTCTTTTCTTGAATCCAGGATAACCAGTCTTGTTGGTACCAATCAATCTGGCACTGCTCCTGTTCGGGTTGTGGTGCATGATAGCATCTTGCCCATAGTGTCTAGCGTGTGCTGACATATCACGCACCAGATGCTTTCCATGATCAGATCCTTCGCCTTTTGCATAGACTTGATACGAAGATTCTTTATCACCTTCCCAATGACCAGCAGCTTTGCGGTAGCTATAGCCTTGCTTTTTTAGTTTTGATTCTAAATCTGCATTACGCTTGTTGCGTTCTTCAGCCGACTGATTAGGTCTCTCTGTTGACATGGTAACAAAGTGTCTGCCAGATTGAGACATTTTGTGTACTCTAGCAAGGGGATTACCTTCTGTCAAGAAAGCATTAAACGATAGCATGAAAACTCCTGTTTTTTATATTTATATTATTTCTTATGCATGACAGCCATGGTCTGCTTCTGCTTCATTAGATCATCATAATCTTTTTCATAAGATTTTGATACAGAATCAGGAGATGCTTTCCAGTCGTTTCTGAGATTATAAACATCACGATCAGTGACATAGTTCTCATCATCTTTAGGATCAAGATGAACTGCTTCATCAGACTTAGGATCATATGCATGAACGTTAATGCTAGGATGCTTGGATGCTTTGTCCCAAACACGTCTAGCGCCATGGGATTGATTCCCTGACGCTAGTATTTTATTGTGATTTAAGATTAGATGTTGATATAGGTGTTCAGCACCTAAGGAGTCTTTGTTTGCATCTAGAAAGTCTACATGCTCTGCACCTTTGGTTCTATACTTTTTAGTAGATAGTGCTATGTTAACTTTGTTTGTTTTAGGGTCAACGACATAGTATGTGTTTTCTTTTGTGGACAATGGTTTTTGATATACGTGATGGCCATTCTTAAGGATTCCAATACGTTTGGCCTTTTTAGGTACATCTTTACCAAGTTCATCATGAAAAACATCGCCTACATTGACGCCATTTTGCATGACTTCTTGTAGACTTCTAATGTCTTTAAACCGAATCATGGAAACTCCTAAACATTGTTTAGAAGTATTTATATAAATAGATGTGGTTCACGATGTTGACGCATCTAACCACACTATCGCTAAACAGGAGCAACAGCATGTCTATTTATCTCTATGTCAAACAATGTCCCCACTGTGGGCTAAAGTATTTTGGTAAAACAGAACAAGATCCATATACTTACAACGGATCAGGAAAGATGTGGATTCCACACATCAAGAAACACAAAGTCACACCAAAAACAATAGAACTATATGAGTTTTCTGATAAAGAGGAAGCAAAAAAGTTTGCTATAAACTTTTCTAAAGAAAACAGAATAGTAGAATCTAAAGAGTGGTTCAATCTTGTTATAGAACAGTGTGACGGTGGAGACACCTCGGCTTCTCCAGCATTTCAACGATGGATTGATCAGATAGACATGGCTGGTGAAAAAAATCCTATGTATGGTAGATCAGCAATAACTGAACAAAATCTTCGTTGGTATACTAACGGTGAGAACAATCTATATCTTCCTGTCGGCACAGAGATGTTGGGTTATCGCCGAGGAAGAACTATAAAACATAGAAAACCACATACACAAGAACATAAAGACAAAATATCTAAAGCAAATACGGGAAAGAAAAGTGTAAATCAAAAAACGTGCATATCACCTGATGGAAATATATACGAATCTATCACACAAGCCGCAAACGCACATTCAATGACTGTATCGGCGTTCAGACATAAAATCGAACATAAAGAAAAACATTTGGGTTGGATTATTGTTTGACAATCTTATAAATGTCTTTCCAGTATTTTACCAAGACGGCTTTGCCTTTATAATCATGACTGTGTTCGTGTTCAACCAAAATACCTTTTAGACCAAGACTATCGCACAAATCGACGTTCTCTGGTTTGTCCTCGATGAAGTATATTCCGCTGCCCTTATAGGGAGCAAGTGCTTCATCTTTATCTGCGCCACATTCCAGGCAGACGACACTTTCAATCGCTTCGCCGAAGTACCGCTTCAGGTTTTGTTCACGAAGCCGAGCAGCGGCAGGATCCAGACTCAAGCTGGTAATGACGCGAATCTGTACGCCATGTTCTTCATAGAGTTTGCGAACGTATTTCACAGCATCCCGAAGAGGAGGCAGAAAGCCACATGCCGCACTTTCGTTGAAATCACGAACAAGTTGTTTGCTTACGACCTTTTCGATTCCATAGCGAAGATCAATGCCATAGGCATCGCTCCGAACGCGCTTGAACCCTTTGCGCTGCATCCACTGGTCGAAACCAAACTCCCAGTCTAGTAGCACACCGTCGCAATCGCTCAAAATCAACATTTCATTCCCAATCTCACTCGCTACATTTCTTACTATATATGATTCGATTTAAATGTCAAGCAGCAATGCGCAAAACATTGCCGCCAGGACCATTGATCGGGCGAGAAAGATTGACACGATCACCAGCAGACTGACCGCTGCGATATGCTGCACCATCACGAATAGTGGTACCACCATAGTTCTTCTTAAGACGCAAGCCAAGTTCACGATATGCCTGATTGACAACCTGATTCTTCAGAACAATCAAAGCATTGCTGCCGCCTCGTGCAGCTTTTTCTTCGCCGTTCATCTGAGCCTTCATTTCGTTCAGACGACGACCAATACGCATTGCCATACCAGTGGTAAACGAACTGGTAGCACCTTTCTTGCTATATGCTCCCTTATATTCAGGAGTCTTCTTGAACTTTGCCAGTTCAGTTGCCATAGCCGACAGGATAATATCATAAAGATACTTCACCATCAGCAGATCACTTTCTTGACCAAAGAAGCAATACTTCAGAGTAGCACCACGATTGGTCCACACCTTACAATCGGTAAAGCCAGCGATATCCGAGAGAGCGTAATAGACGCCGTTGCGGACCTTGCTGCCAATATCAATCTTCAAAGTGTCACAAACTTCATCACGAAGTTCGACCTCGTTCATGGACAGATTATATTGCGAGAGCAACTTACCCACCATGTTGATTGCGGTAAGTGCTTCTTCTTCCGAGCAGCCATTCTTGACGGTCTTAGCCGAGAGAGCGCGAATACGAGCCTTGATCTTGCTTTGGATATCAGTCATAACGAATCATTCCTTCTCACTGTCTATATTTTCATCATAAACGAATCGGGATAAATGTCAAGCGATCTTATCGCTCCAGAATGACATAATCACCAAAGTGACGATCAAAAACTTCCAGAAGGTTTTCGTAATCACCTTCCATCATTTCCGAAACAATAGCTTTACCATCAAGCCCGAGTTGCTTTGCATACTGGCGGGCATAACCCATGAGGACAAATGCGTTACCTTCAGGACCACTCAGGTCGATAACGATTTCAGACTTGGGTTGCTTCTCACGAATCATAACGTATCCTTTCGATTAATATTCAAGTTGTGCGCCAGGAGGTGGAAGTTCTGGATAATACCAATCGGGAACCAAAGCCCGCACCCAGACGCAATCAGATAGACGCTTTATCCAAACAAAATGATAACCTTCCATCATGAAGAAACTTTTTCGTGAACCATCGCGATGTGCTTACACTTACCACGAAAGTTGAAACCAATGCAATCACATACCCAACCACGTTCGACCATGGTTGTGTTATATTGCTTGCCTTTAGAGTTTACGTATGGCCAGGTGAAGCCAACCAGATGGTGTTTCTCACTGAAGTTAATACCATCAAGAGCAAGAGGTGTCCGATAGGGGCTAACACCAGGAACAAACATGATTAACGTTCCGCACAAGCAACAAAATCGTCCAAAAGATATTGGAGCCGATCAAGCTTGATCTGCAACCCGGCAATCCTTTCGCCAGTCAATCCTTCACGCTCTGCGGCTCGGAGAGTAGAATCCATTCCAGCGACCAACTTGCGCATCGCACCAATCAGGATTTGTTCATCATCATAAAACATAATCAAATCTCCTTACGCAGCCAACTTGTAGGGTTGATCCCACTTACCAGCATGAACATACGAGTACCAACCCACATCAAAGTAGTCGGTCATAATATCGCTGTTATCATGATTGCCGTCGTTCATAGCAACACGAAGTTCCTTCAAGAACTGAAGTTCCTTGCCTTGATAGTTGCTTTCCAGATGATAAAAGTGCATCTGACTATAACCGTCTTCATTCTGAGCGAACTTCAGAGGACCTTCTTTCAAGGTCAGAATCAGAGTGCTGTGATGGCGAACCGACAGACTACCCTTCATATTGTACTTCTTGAGGATTGCCTTGACCTTGGGAGCGATAGCAGCTTTCTTTTCCTGAGACATGTAAGCCATAACGAATCAACCCTTCTCTCTGTCTACTTTCTGATAATAACTGATTCGCGATAAAATGTCAAGTTTTATTTTTGATAAGAACGATGATCTTTGATGTGCCACTTTTCGATGATGTAACGGTCGTTATCAATCTCATCAACGACGATATACGCGACACCCTTTTTGACCAGAGCCATGCGAACCTGATCGCCTTCAGGACCAACGAACACCAAATGAGGATAGACAACATTACGACCAGTCTTGAGGTCGGGATGGAGAACCATCTCAGGGTTCATCTTGTACTCGAATGGGCGACCATATTCCTTTTCGCGAAAATAACCAACGACCGTATCCCACATTCCTTTTTTCACCGCTGCAAAAGCCATATCGAATCACTCCAAATCACTGACTACTCTTTAACCATAGACGATTCGGGATAAATGTCAAGCGGTCATCGCCTCATTTTAGAAATATCTTCCGCGTCTTCCTGACTGAAGACAGGTACCAGATTGCTCTTATGCATCGTGGCGATGCCGAGCAGCTTGTCGCCCGTATATGTGTTAGGCGCTTTGGCAAACGTCACACCGATGCCATCACCAGTCTCATACTTGGGCGCATTGCGAACGTATGTGGAAGCTTCCATACCAGTCTTAACGGTCTTTGTTTTGTATGCGGCATTGCCTTGTCGATATGCAACATACTCTTGGAACGTCTTGGTTTTTGATCCAAGCCGCTTCATCTGCTTGTTATAGTCTACCCAATCTTGAGCATACTTTGCAGTGTTTAGTTGCGGCTTACGCTTCTTAGTTGAGTTTGTGGTATAAGCAGGACCTAGGAGATGCATTGTCATATTAAGCAGCCATTCCTTTATATTCTTCCCAGATGATTCGTAATGCAGACTGTCCATCGTATCCGCATTCACCAACGAGAAGATCGAAATAATCATCAATCTTTGCAGCGTCATCGCCAGGCTGAAAATAGATGGTCCAGCCCGTTTCCGTTTCAGCAAGAACAATACCACCAGCCCAATCGTGGGTGAAAGTATATCCGCGACCGTACTTGTCTGCCATATTAAATCTCCTCAGCGATAAATGTTGCGCTTGGGTTCAACTTCAAACTCTTCTCGGCCGACGGTGCACCGATTGCCAGTCACTTCTTCATAGATCATGACTTCTTCCATCAGATTTCCAAGGTCAACACCTTTAGCAATGAAAGTCCCATTGTGATTACGAGCAACAAACATTTTCATGATTCGAATCTCTCTCACTGACTACTTTCTCAATGTACACGATTCGCCAAAAATGTCAACCACAAAAAATGCCCCCGAAGCCGAAACTCCGAGGGCATTCTCACTGGGGTGTGGTCTTCTATTTATTAGAAGCGGAGAGTGACCGTACCAGCCGCACCATTGTTCTTGACTGCGCCAAGATCGGTGTGGGTGTACTGAGCACCAACCGAAACATGACCAATGACGTTAACGTCAAGACCTGCGGTAGCGCGAAGACCCTGGAGATTGTGTGCTTCTAGATCACGGAGGTTGTCATAACCTAGACCAGCATACACTAGAGTATGTGGAGTTACTTCATAGCCAAGACGACCACCAACGTTAACATCGGTGCGGTCAAATACGTTGTCTAGACCAGCTTCAACGCCTACGGTAACAGGACCAACAAGCTTACTATCATAACCAGCTTCAACACCATAAGTGAATGAACGGTTTGATGGGATTGCAGTGATGTCCTGATAGCCGACAACGCCAGTTACACGAGGGCCGACAAAGCTGTCTGCCATTGCAGGAGTAGCAGCAACAGCGGTAAGAGCCGCGAGGGCAAACATAAGATTCTTCATTCAGTATTCTCCATTAAAATAAAACAATGTTATAACATTTGACAGTCGTTTAAGGTACAACTGACAGAACCTATCTCATTTATAGATTGCTTTTATGTGAACAGCAGTAAATCTGGCAGATAACCACTGGTTATAATAGTCATCTGACAGCAATGCATCTGTCTCTAAAATCATTTTAGTTTCATAATATGAAGCGGAAGACTTATTGTGACATAGACGTACTATCTCTCTAGAGAAGTTTTCTTTGCCTAGTTCTTCGACATCCGCTTTGAGTAAAGGAGAAGAACCATAATAGGTCTTCCAATCGCTAGGCTTGCGAATCTTCTTCTTCTTACCCTTTATAGTCTTATAGCCAGCAGAAGTCAAGTATTTTCTGCCAAGATATTTTCGACCAGTAACTTTGTTTGTGATCAGATAAACAAATGCAAAATGACCATCAGCCTGTGCATCAGTAAAGGGTTCCCCATCGTAGATCCATGGATTTTCATAATCCATTTAACTATCGAACTCTTCATCTTCGTCGTCTACTTCTTCTGGTGTGAACTGGCTATCAGCATCAACGCCACAAAATGGACAAAACTCAACTTGTATGCCTGGTTCTTTACTAATCAACTTGTATTCTGTTTCACAGACAGAACATTCGATCCAATCAATCATTTTGTTTACTCCGTTTTTTCACGAACTTGGAGAAGTCCTTTTCGTCTTCGTAGGGCGTGAGGTCTAGATTTGGTGGTGATAACTTGAGGTTTTCATGATCAAGTTTCTTGACGTATTTATCAACAAACTTATCGTATGCTCTCCAGTTTAGCCCATCCCCAACAACTGCATCATGCTCTACTGCTAACGCAATGTGATGGGCTTCTTGGTATCGAAGCCCAAACACATCTATCAAGGCCTTCTCCACTCTTTCGTGAACAAGGAGGTATTTTGTGATATCTGTACCATTAAAGTCAACATTCATGTGTCTATCAATGTAGATGTCTTTACTGTCTTTGGAATAACCAGCAACATAAGGAACATCATACTTGTTAATGATCTTCACGGTCCTACCAATCTCTTTTTGAAAGGCAGGATCGTGAAGCATTGTATGGACACGAAAACTATGAACTTTAGGTAGGGCCATTAATCAATCCAGATAAGTCTTGAAGGGTTTTGATGGAGTCATCTCTGTGGCAGACTTCGACATACTTATCAATGTCGGTAGACCACTGTTCTCCATCCCACCATTCAAAACCTTTGAACTGTGACTTGTAGATACCAATATTTCCATAGCCAGAACCAATGTAAAGATGATAATATCCCATCTTCTTGGCTAACTCTACTTCATATGCCACTAAGTGGCGTGAGATAGAAGCTTTTGGTTCTGAATAGTCCCATGCGGTAAACTGTGTTTCAAGCCCACCGTCATAAGTTGTCATCTTAGAAAATGCAACCAAGTCTCCTGCATTGTTATGCACAAGAATCCATGTTGCACGATCTAGATCGATTTCTATTGTATAAATGTCATCGAGGTTACGTCTGGCTGTAAACATACCGAATACGGTACCAACGTCTGACATATCCTCAATCGTTTCAACGTGGGTTACTTTATAACCCTTTAGTGGTTTAGTTTTCTTATCGAATAGATTGCAGTCGATGCGGACAGAACGTGAGTTATACCACTTTCTATCGTTAATCAACCAACCTTGTTCGAGGGCGTCCACTTCACGCGAGTTTTCCAGGTCTAGTTCTAAATCGTAAACTTGTAAATCGTATTGCGAAACATTACCAAAGATAGGGTGTATCTTGGTCTTCATTTCTGGGTATTAGCTCCTTACGAGTTTGTATGCATTACCTCCATCATCGTAAAAGCCAAGGACCAACTCAATAATAGTAAAACCGTATGCATTATATAAAGACAGAGCCACATCGTTCTCTACTCTACAGTGTAAAGTGAGAGGGGACCATGGTATAGTCTTATTATCGATATAGTGTTGTAAAAGCAGTTTAGAGTATCCTTGCCCGCGGTATTGTGGGGCAATCTCTAAAGTTTCTAGATATTCAGATTGATCTTGATCGTCATCATAGACATAACTTATATAGAAGCCTGCTATATCATCATTGATCTGAAGAACATTGACATTACAACCAAATGATTGGTAGTCTTCAAGTTCATCAATCGTAATCGTGTCTGTTTCAAATGAGGCTTTCTCTATCTCTATCATTCTAGGATAGTCAGCCTCGGTTGCTTCACGTATACTTATATAAGTTGTCATAGGGTAAAGTTAGAAAATGTCGTGTCCGTGATATCTTTTTTCACGCCACCAGAAACATAACTGGTAATCTCTGTTTCCTGGGGTGCTACTTGTACATCAGAACCACTAATCCATTTAGCAGTCCATGGTAGAGGATTAGGACCAGCTTTACCTGGAAGACCAATGTTGCTCATACGCTTTGCTGCAATGTGATCTACATAGTCACACAGCAGTTGTTCATTTAGACCAATCATCGACCCCTGATGAAAGAGATAGCGTGCCCACCCCTTTTCTTGATCGATGACTCGGTGAAAGATAGCAGCACATTCATCCCGTGTCTCTTCCCGTATTCTCGCAAAGTCTTCATCCTCTTTCGGTAGTATCTTGAGGAGATTTTGAGTTGAGGCAAGATGAACGTTCTCGTCTCTGGCAATGAGTTTAATGATCTTAGCATTGCCTTCCATTTTCTTGACTTCAGCAAATGCCCAAGAGCAGGCGAATGAGACATAGAATCTAACTCCTTCTAGAGCATTGACAGCATTGAGACATAACCATAATGCTTTCTTGTGATCATATCGATACTTTGGCGTATAACCATATTGCGATTCTGGACAACCAAGTGTATTGTTTAGAGTAATCAAATCATCATAATACTTGCTGATATCCTCGGCACAGTCTAAGATTTCTGGGATGTCGAGCATCTCATCGAATACTCTACTTGGATCACTGTATACATTGCGAATGATGTGAGTGTACGATCTACTATGAATCGTCTCACTGAAAGCCCAAGTTTGGATCCAGGTCTCCAACTCTGGTAGCGAACACACAGGGAGGAAAGCAAGCGAAGGAGCCCGACCTTGTACAGAATCAAGTAGAATCTGACGCTTAAGGTTCGAGGTAAAAATGTGTTTCTCATGGTCATTTAGTGCCTTGAAGTCTTTGCCATCGCGAGACAGATCAACTTCTTCTGGTCGCCAGAAGAAACCGAGTTGTTTATCAGTTAGTTTTTCAAAGATTGGATAGCGTTGTTTGTCATATCTAGCGATGTTTACATTCTCACCAAAGAAGCAAGTCTGTTGTGTTGCGTCAAATCTGTTGTTATTAAAAACTGACATCGCTTTCGTCTATCCATTCTACTTGATTTGCAGGAAAAGTTTGTCGCCAAACATGAGTTTCATCTTTTAAAACAAAGTCAATTTTGGTGGAGTTTGAATAGTTCTTAGCTTCAACCACCTCGTAGACTTTGCCGTTCTCTTCCCATTTGTTATTATTTATTCGAATATATAGCATAACTAGACACTTTCAAACATGTGCTTTAGTGCAGAAGCATCCCACCAAGCATTGTGTCGAATAGCACCAGGTAGTGTAGTTGGATAAGCATCAACGCGCACCATATCAAAGATGATCCTAGGAACGGCAATCATCTCACCTGGACCAGTGATCATTGCCTGACAAAGATACTTGATGTCATCTGGCCAATCTGTAGTAATCACAGGGCATGGATCATCTCCGAAGAACTCTTTGATCATATGTGCGCCGCGATTGTCCAATAGAGAAGCAACTTGCATCTTAACGCCTTTGGGTACATTAATAATGACGGGCATAACATTTATAGCAACCCATGGATCAATCTCTTGGATTGTCTCATATTTGATATATAGGCTATGCCCGTCTTCACGTACCAAAGCTAGACTAAGTAGCTGCCCTCCGAAGCCGTTATATTCACAATCGAGCCAGTAACGCATAATATAAAAACTCCTTTGTATAAATAAGATGTGACTCGCGATATTCCAGTATCCAGCCACACTAACGCTAAACAGGAGCATCAGCTATGACTATTTATCTATATGTCAAACAATGTCCCCACTGTGGTCTAAAGTATTTCGGTAAGACCGTTAGCAAAGATCCTTACAAATATAAAGGATCTGGCACCATCTGGATGAGGCATATCAAGAAACATAATGTAGTTCCTTATACCATAGAAATGTACACATTTCAAGATAAAAATGAAGCAATAAACTTCGCTCTGTCTTTTTCCAAAGAACACAATATAGTTGAATCTAACGAGTGGGCAAATCTTGTCACAGAAAGAATCGACGGTGGATTTGAGCCAGGTAAACCACATACGCTAGAACATAGACTAAAAATAAGCAAAGGACTTTCAGGTAGAGTCCCCACAAAACAACACACCGACAATATCTGGATAACAAGAAAATCTCGTTACAAGAATGGTGTGACTGATGAGACCAGACAGCTAAGAAAGTCGTTATTTTCTGGATCAAAGAATCCAATGGCACAGAACTGGACATTACATTATAAAGATGGTCACCAAGTTCAAATCGATTGTCTAAAAACTTGGGCACTCAACAATGGATACAAATACAACACTTTATATATGAGGTGGTATAATCAAGACAAAGCTTTTCGTGATGGATTCAATATCACCAAAGATCAAATCTTACAGGAAGAGCAATCATCATCGGCCGAATCTTCAACGTCGATTTCTCCAGCGCCATCTGCTGTATTAAAATAGTATAGGTTTTTGCCTCCGAGTTTATAAAACATCAGCAAGTGCCCGATCATCTCTGATAGAGGAATCTTACCCTCTGGATAGTGAACTGGATTGTAGGAGGTGTTCACGGAGATAGCTTGATCAACAAACTTCTGTAGAACTGCCATGATCTTCAGATAACCCTCTGGTGACTTCTGGTCCCATAGCAACTCATACTTATTCTTTAGTTTCTTGATATCAGGAACAACCTGCTTTAGAACACCATCTTTACTCTGCTTGATTGATACCAACGCACGAGGAGGCTCAATACCATTCGTTGAGTTACTAATCTGTGCAGAAGTTTCAGCAGGCATTAATGCCATCAAAGTTGAGTTACGAATGCCGTATGAAGTAGCATAACGACGAACATAATCCCAATCCATATGATACACAGGTCCAGCCAGATCATCAACATCTTTCTTATAAGTGTCGATAGGAAGAATTGCTTGGCTGTATTTTGTTTCGTTTGTTTTGCCGCAAGGTCCAAACTCAAAAGCAAGATCAACAGAAGCCTTGATTAAGTAATAGGACCAAGCTTCAGCAAAACGATGCACAAGGTCAAGATCAGGATTAGAATAGGTTGATCCGTTCTTAGCGAGCCAATATGCAAAATTAATGATACCAACGCCAAGAGGCCGACGATTTCTAGTACCCTTTCGCGCTGCTTTAACAGGATAGTCTTGATAGTCAAGCAGAGCATCCAAAGCGCGGACAGCAATCGTGCAAGGCCGCTCGAAGTCTTCTGGTGATTTGATTTTACCCCAGTTGATCGCGGCAAGTGTGCATAATGATATTTCACCTTCTTCATCATTGATATCTTTCAGTGGTGTTGTAGGTAGTGTAATCTCACAACAAAGATTGCTCATCTTAACAGGAGCAGCATGTTTGATAAACGAACCATGATCATTGGCATGGTCAACGTTCATCAAATAGATTCGTCCTGTATCTTTTCGCTCTTGCATGAAGGCTGAGAATAGATCAATCGCAGGGACGGACTTCTTTCTGATTTTTGGATTGCGTTCGTATTTCTCATAGAGACTACGGAATTTATCAACATCCGTGAAGAAACATTTGTAGAGATCCGGCACATCAGAAGGCGAGAAGAGCGTGATTGTACCACCAGATAGAAGTCTTTCATACATCACCTTGTTGAACTGGACACCATAGTCCATATGCCGAATGCGATTGTCTTCTGTGCCCTTGTTATTTTTAAGAACTAAAAGGTCTTCTACTTCAAGATGCCAAAGAGGATAGTAGATGGTTGCTGCACCACCTCTTACGCCGCCTTGCGAACACGACTTAACAGCACTCTGAAAATGCTTCCAAAATGGCACAACGCCAGTATGAACAGCGTCGCCACCGCGAATGGGAGAGCCAATAGCCCTAATGAGGCCACCACCAATTCCGATTCCAGCCTTCTGAGAAACGTACTTAACGATTGCAGAGGAAGTAGCGTTGATAGAATCGAGAGAATCATCCGACTCAATAAGCACGCAAGAACTAAACTGACGCTGAGGAGAACGAACTCCAGCCATAATAGGAGTAGGCAAGCTAATATCAAATGTAGAGATAGCATCGTATAGTTCCTTTACCCACTTGATACGGTCTGTTTTATAGTTTTGAAACAATGTCATGGCGATCAACATGAATGCCATCTGAGGCGTTTCGTAGAACTTTCCTGTGACACGATTCTTGATTAGATACTTACCACGAAACTGCTCCATTGCAGCATAGGTAAGAAGATTGTCACGATCATGGTCGATATAATCACCAAGTTCTGCCCATTCATCCCAAGAATACACCTTTGAAAGATTTCTATCATAATAACCTAGACTTTCAACTCTATCATGATGTTGCAATAAAGGCTTGGGATCATATCGACCATAAACTTCCTTACGCAACTGATAGTTGATTAGACGACCAGCAACGTATTGGTAGTTAGGTGTTTCTTCAGAGATAAGATCAGCCGCGGCTTTGATCAGCGTTTCTTGAATGTCTTTGGATGTGATGCCATTGTGAAACTGAATCTTTGTTTTGATTTCAAGTTCTGATACAGATACACCAGAAAGCCCTTCACACGCAAACTGACATACACGATGGAACTTGTTTAGGTCTAGAGGTTCTTTACTACCATCGCGTTTAGAAACATGGATCATGCATTATTACCTATTAAATGAATATTGTTGACTGTTCGCTGTAATGTTCAAAGTGTCCCAGTTTTGTACTCCTAGAGTCGAAACTCCAAGAGTATTACCTCTGAAGTAGTTGGCAACATCATTCATTTCTTCTTGAATGTCAATGCCTGATGTTTGACCTGTAGTAGTACCTATCTGTGTACCATTCGCTAGAAATACTGCTGAGTAACTTACTGACATTACTTATTCTCCTACATACGCTTGTATTCAGAATGTGAGTATTTCATCAACTCACGCTTTTCTTTTTCACTGAGTATGTATACTTCTTCCACCGCAGGTTGATCAAATGGAATACCAATCATATCAACACCAAACTTGGTTGTATACCTGAAACTATTAAAGTTTTTTGGATCAATCCTGAAGATTTTGCCGTTGTGTTTATAACTCGTATTGATCAATGCAGGTGATGTGACAACATAGAGGTCATCAACAGAACTACATTTCTTTAACTGACTTGGTCGGAAAGAAACACAGTTGCGCATTACGTATGGCTGCTCTGTCTTAACTTCTACTAGACGTTCACCATCGACTGTCATATCTTTTTGACGATCATAGTTGTCTAGAGACAACTCAACCACATGACCAGTACGACTCAACCAGTTAGAAACAATATTTTCACCAATCTTGCCTAGTATCACAATTCGTTCATTATGTGTCATTCTTCATTGCCTCCAAAATAGCAGGGAATCGCTCACCAATGATTTCCCAGCACTGTTCTGCTACGATACGATGTTCCTTCTGTGTTGCTTTGTCCATGCGAATCTGACAGTAGTGGACCCAACTACGAAGCGAACCAGACATGATCATAACAGACTCGGTAAGCCCTTCTGGTAGAACAGCACGAGCCTGTTCTTTAGCAATACCATTTTCGATTGCCCATTTGTATGCGCGTATAGCATCTGACCTGATTGATCTTTGCCAATCTTCCCATTCATTAGATAGTTCAATGTCATCCACATCAACACTATTCTGACGGTTCTTAGGATCCTGCAAACGCGCTTCGCGAGTAACGAACTTCAAGTCCTTAGTAGGATCAGCATATCGCTGGCTATACTCTTGAAACGAGAACGAACGATGGCGAAGAATCTGTCGGGCAATGTCGCGTGTGGTCTTAATCTCCATTGAGATATGGACCATTTCAAATGGGCTAAAGTGCTTATGTGTAATCAGATACTTCAGCAGCTTTGGTGCAGTCTCTGTGTTGTTCTGATTTGATGGATTCGATACACGGGCACACCATGCCACTAGTTCGGATGCATCTGTACAACCAGTATACTCATAATCAGGCTGAGTAATGCCTACAAGATTAACGCTGCTCATTTATAAATCCCATCCTTTAAAGCATACATCATAATAGCGCCAAACACTGTAAAAAAACCCCCAATCATTCCGAGAGGAACACCAATAAGCCACATCAACCAAATAGGAATAGTAATAGTCATTCCTTATCATCCTCCATAATGTTCTTGTAATATGCATCAGGCAATGAGTAGTATTCTACTACTGCTTCCATGCTTGCGAACGAAATGCGACCATTATCATCAACTATGACTTTACCGTCATTGTAAAGTCCTGGATACACACTCATACTTTCTTCCATTTCATAAGTTCAACACGAGCCTCTAGCCCGCTAAATGTTCGCTTCTCTAGGACGATTGTGATGTGTTCAACATCTGCTCCATTCAGAATCATGTCATTGATATCTTTGCCCTTGAACGTATCGTCCCATATCATTACACTATAACCCTTATCGATCATTTTGTCAAGACGTTTTACGATTTCTTTATTGCGAGGCTCATTATCAAGAACGTAAACAACGTCCACAAAGGATTGATCCAGAGTAACATCAGCACCGCCCATAGCAAGACTATTTGCCACAAAAAGTGAGTCGAGTGGTCCTTCAAAGCAGTATACCCTTTTGTTTTTATCAACAGTGTCAAGACCAAAGATTTTTGGCCTGTCATCCAGCATGATAGTTATATAGCGTAGATTTGACTTTGGATTAAAACTTCTACCCTGATAGCCAAACATGTTTCCGTCTTCATCAAGAAACGGAATGATCAGTCTAGGCTCATCTTGTTTCGTATCCAGCTTATCTGGAATCATGCTGTTAGTCCACTCCGCAAACTTGGTGCAGTAGAACAACTTTGCATGATGTTTGTTTTCGATCTTCCTAGAGAGTATATACTTCTTAGCAGGATGATCGTATGTCAGTTGAGATATCTTCTTCAACTTACGTAGAGGTGAACCAGACTTTAGAAAAGCTGGTGGTGTAAACCTAGCGATATCTTGTTTTGGTGGTTCTTTAGGGCGCATCTTCGCGCTGTCTTTGAACTTCTCCACGATATACTCTTGGTGTAGAGTAGTATCGATTTGCTTTAGAAAGTTGGAGAAGCCATGGGCAAGACCACAGTTGTAACACTTGAAGTATGTCTTGCCCTTGTGCTGAAACAGATAGGCACGGGCTTTGTATTTGTTCTTCTGCGAATCACCACAGAATGGGCATCTAAAGTTAGATACGTATGGTGAAGACTTCTTTACTTTAAAACGTTCTAGCCTGTTGGATAGAAGATTACAATACATAACATCTAGGTACAAGTCACTCATATTCATCCTATACATCTGAATCTACAGTTGTATAATACGCCAACCGTAGACCAATGTCAAGGGTTTTTTAGAGAAAAGGTGCCATAAATGGAATGAGTCCCATTTTGAAAAGAATAAAGCAAGCTATAACGCCTGTGGCAGTAAAGTACCACTTGTGTAGGTCTTGCTTGGTCTTGATTCCGTTTAACTCAGAATGCAGAGTATCGATTCGTTTGTTGGTTTCTTGGTGAAGAGAATAAAGGTCTTCGTCTGCTAGTGCATGTTGACCAAGTTTATGTTCATGTACAGCAAGCATTTCTTTTAATGAAATAGAAATATCTGTGAGTTTTTCCATAGTAACATCGATCTTATCGCAATAGCTTGACACTTGCGACACATCACGTTCTAGTATGGCAACTTTAGTTTCTAAGTCTGACATTGTATTCCTCTTATTTGCAGTGAGTCTGAACCCAGTCTATCAATGACGAATGATCAACATTAAGGTCATTATATGCTTGGATATCATCTAACCACAAATCGATCACTTGTTTTTCTGTTAACTTTGTTTGTGTTACCTTTGGCAAGTCACCGTGTTTTGCTGTGAAAGCAACAGGTGGATTGCAAGGATTAGTTACTATTACTGGTGGTCGTGCGGGCGCCGTTAAGCACGCCGATAACGGTAGCATCAACATCGCAGCTAGGAATGTCTTGTACTTCATGATCAACCACCTGTTTTGCCTGTATAACTTTTTGAACGATAATCTGCTTCTTGGTCTGTGCGGCCGCTAAAGCAGTTTGTTCGTCTGAAAGTTGTTTCTTCAAGTTATTTATTTGTATCGTTTGAGCATCTACCGTCGATTGGATCACAGCAGCATTGCATTGTGCCTTAGCTGCGTTGTATCCTTTATCATAAACATAGTTGTATCCAAGTACACCAATCAAGAGAGCAATACCATATGGGGCCAAAGACGTAAGAATACCAGAAGGTGAAAATCCCTTAACTGTACTCCAAAGATTTGACACAAAGTTAAGCACCGAATCCGCCCATGTTTACTCCACCCATTACACGTCTTTGCATCTGTGATGGACCTTTAGCGTATTCTTTCTGGCGATCAGCTTCTTTTTCTTGGTAGGTTTTTTGCTTTTTCCTGTACACTGGAGGCGATGCTGGCTTTCCTGTGTTGGGATCTATCACACTAGCAAGACCTGCGTCCACCACCGCTGGTGCCGCACCAGAAGTCTCGTTTAGATCGCTTCTGAAATCTCTAAACTTTTTCATTAGCAGTGCCACCTTCTTAGAGACATTGCTTTGCGTGTTGGGCGCCCCTTGTCGTCTTTCATAGGACCAGGCATGCCGCTCATTCGCGCACAGAATGACTTTCTGCGCTTGGCTGCTTTACCTTCTGGATTTAGTTCGCTTGGCTTCTTTGTAACGGCAGTATGAATGCCAAAGTGTTTAGCGCCCTTTGCTGTCAATCCAGCACCAGATTCGGTAGAGCGATAGTATCCCTTAGAGTCTGCGCCGCGCTCTACAAGAACATCTTCCTTGACGGGGACACAGTTAGGAACTTCTTTGCCATTCTTTTTCTTTTTGCCCACCATCTGATAACCCTTCCAGCAAGGATCATCTTTCATTTCACAAAAAGATGCAAAGCTTTCCATTATTCGTCGCCTGTTTCTTTGCCTGACATCATATAGTCAGCAGCAGCGTCTAACATGCCAGAGCCTTTAGCAATCTTTGTTTGTACCCAAGCAGGAAGATCACCTTCGCCTTTGAGCATCTTCAATAGATTTTCACAAGCGCGCTTTGCTGTTTCAAGTTCTGTACGAGCCATTTGGTACTCAACATCTTCCTTGACTTCTTTACTGCAACCACACTTCATTTCTTGACATGCTTTGCATGGCTTCTTTTTGACTTCTTCTTGAAGTTCTCTTAAGCTTTTCATATTGACTCTAGCCTCTTCTTGATGTATATATCAGACTCAATGTCTGTGTTTTTAATGTTTATACCTTGTAGCCCGATATTCACAACATGATCTGGCATATAGTTTAGAAGTTCAAGGAAGGGCTTCAACATTTCTTTGTATTCGTATAACTTGAAGAACAACATACGAGTGGCTGGTACTAAACCGAACACATTATAGATGACGATAATATGATTCAGTATCAGCCGCTCCCTCAAATCACCATTTTCAGAATAGATGTTGAATAGTCTTTTCAGATACTTGAATCTCTTCAAGTCATCATAAAACTCCACAGTGTCATAACATTGTGCATTTTCATAATGTTTAGCTGAATATAATAAAAAGTTTGTTTCATCAAGTTTTTCATGCATTATAAAAAAATCATTAAGCCGAGGTAATCGTTTGCCAAGCTGCTCCAGTATACAGACATAGTTTTGATAATGTTGTATCAAAAACAACAGTACCCGCAGCAGGTGTTAGTGCAGTCTTTTGTGTTGTTGTCATATTTGGGAAGCGAACGCCAGCAGTGGTTGATTGCACATCAAGAATAGTGCTTGTGCCTGGTGTTGTTGTTCCAATGGCAACTTTACCCGTCGATGTGATACGCATACGTTCATTGGCGGCTAGAGTACCACCAGTAAAGAAGTTGATGTAGTTTGTGCCACCACCATAAGATGCGGTACCGATTGAAAGATTTGTATTGCCTGTATATAGATATCCATCAGATGGACCATTGATAGTCCAGAATGATTCGCTGAATGTGGAACTACTGATACCCATATCAATGAAGTTGTTTCCAACTAGACCGTTATTATCATAAGCAGCAAAGTCGGATGATGCATTGACACCATTGTTGGCATTGGTGATGACGATATCAACAGAACTATTAGAACTACCAAAACCAGCAAGTGCGGATGGTGTACCAGCAACGTTTAGCCCACCGATCTGTACGTTTGCAGAAGTGTTGCCAATGTAAGTTGCGGTTGAGTTTGCTAAGAAGAAAGAACCAACAGTATAAGAGGATGCATTGACTACGCCAGCATATGTTGGTAGATATGATGCGATATTTGCACCAAGGGTGGAGTTTAGCTGATAAGAAGCAGCAGCAACTCCACCTAGATAACTTGCATTGTTTGAACTATAATAAGCAGTTTGTGCTAACAACACACTAGGAGTAATAGAATATGTCGTATTGGTACCGGCAGTATTCTGTACAATGATCATCAAGTCCTGTGTAGGATTTGTTGTCGTTGCAACAGGTAGTTGTGTAATCTTAATCGGACCATTTGACATATTCAAAACCCTAGTGTGTTGTTGTTATACTATTACTTATGAGTTAGGGAATGTACCATTATCAGCAGCGTTTTCAGATACATATGGTGAAGTACCAGTTAGAGCAACTAGTGTTTCAACGTATGTACGACCAGAACGACCACCAAGTGTCACGTTGACTGGTGCACCTGAAGATGCTGCACCAAATGAACCAGCAAACGTAATGCCTGTACCTGTACCTGTACCACCGCTCGAATTTGAGTAAGTGAATACTAGGTTAGCAGTTGTTAGACCGTTTGTGAACAATCCTGGGTTTGTGATCGTGATGTTTGAGTTTGCAACTGAAGTTGATGTTAGGTTTGCAGTAGCAGCAACAATCTGACCAGATGATGCCATAGAAGCACTAGCAACGTTGACGCTGTTGGTTACGACATATGTTCCAGCACCACCAGCAGTACCTGATAGCTGTGCAAGGATCTGTGTACCTGTAGCAACGCCTGTACCAGTGATGATATTGCCGACTGTGATCGTACCTGTTACTGATGATGCAGTTAGGATACCATTAGCAATAACACCAGTGAATGATGCGAGAGCAAAAGTAGCAGTGACAGTAACTTTGTCGCCAACAACATAGCCTGAAGGCGTACCGGTTGCTGTAACGTTAGCAACGTGTAGCTGATGCTGATAGGTTAGTGAAGCAACTGAAGTGTTGGTGAAACCAGCACCTGGATAAGCAAGTGCAACAGAAGCGATGTTAGCGCCTGAACCAGCAGCACCAGCGTTAGTTGTGATAATGCCGAGAGCATTAGCAGAACCACCAGATACGATGACTGTTTCGCCGTTAGCATAACCTGAAGTTGAAGTTGAGTTAACAGTGAATGTAGCAACTGGACCTGAACCGTAACGAACTTCTGTCCAACCAGCATGTTGGCTGTGGCCAAATACTGTTTGTTCATATGTTGAGAAGTTTACAGTGTTGCCAGTAGAAGAACCAGTCGCATAAGCGTTTGATGATAGTGTAACTGTAGTAGCGTTGACTGCAACAACCTTAGGAAGAACAGTTGACATTGTAACAGTAGCACCAGAAGCGCCGTTTGAGATTGAGTTACCGCTTAGAACGTAGTTACCGATACCGTTTGTGGCAGTTGATGAAACAACATAAGTGCCGTTTGCGATACCAAGAGTTGCGTTAGCAAGTAGTTCTTGACCAACAGCAAGTACTGGACCAGTGAATGCAGTAACGTTTAGAATGTTACCGTTTGAACCGATTGTACCATTTGAAATGGTGCCAGTGATTGTTGCAGTGTTTGTTGAAGTTGTACCATAAAGTGTTGGTAGTGTTGGTAGGTTATTACCAGAAGCAACCATACCTGGTGCAATCTTTGAGAAGAAGAATGTTGCTGATGCGTTTGTTAGTGGTGATACGCCACTTAGTAGAACAGCCGATGAGTTGATTACGTTAGCAACAGCAGCGTATGCGCCAGTGTTTGACCAAACGGGTGAACCGCCAGTCGTATTAGCAGCAGTACCATAGATTGCCATACCAGGAGCGATGTTTGAGGTCGATGTTAGATTGATCATGATCGCGTTACCCTGTGAAAGGGTGCCTGTCTGTGTATTTGCAAATGCTGGAGTTGGGTTGGTTAGAACGTTATTGCCAGCAATGGTGTTTGCAGTTACAGTAACATAGTTTGGAATATTCAACATATTGAATACGCCAAGTGCTTGATTGTTCTGGAATGCATTTGGTGTAGTGTTGTTGTATAGGTTATAACCAGTTACGTGGTTATATTCAAAAGTAATATTTGCACTAGCAGCAGTTGTACCTGAAAATGTCTGTGACATTTGAACTGCGGTTGAGTTGATGATACCTGTAACGATAGCACCAGATGATAGGTTAGCCAGCACAGTGTTTGAAATGACTAGCTGATTGACTGTAACACCTACAGTTGATGCCATTGAAGAGATGACATTACTACCTTGAGTAAATGTTCCAGTTGTAGTGACGTTAGCTTGCTGTGCATAAGCTTTATCTTTTGCAGTAATGCCATAAAACTTTGGTGCAGAGTTAGCTTGATCTGTTGATTTCCATAAAGACATTCGTATTCTCCTTGCGAGTTCTTTTTCTGATTATTTATCTATTTATGCAAATGAAACATGCTTGAAACGTAGTCAGATGGCTTCTCAACAAAGTCTGGGATTTGCACCACAGCAACATTAGCCGTTACTTTCACAACAGGAGGAGCCGATACCTTCAGATGCACCTCTTCTTGGTGTTTGATCTGAGGTACGGCTTCCTGCTTATTCGTGATAATGATATTATGTGCTATAATAGGCACTTATTTATCCTTGAATAGACCTGGATTGTTTCTACGAAATGTTTCTTCTTCAGCGATCTTCTTTAGATTCTGATTTTGTGACATGATATCACGAACAGCAGATTCGACAGCATGATAGCGCGAAGCAGCAGTGTAAGGTGTTACTACTGATTCGCGGATGGTTTCTTCTTTACTGAAAGACTTATTCATTGCAACTTCGGCATCTTTGGCAAACTTCTTTGCACCGATTGGAGTTGCTGTTTTATCTTTAGCACGATCTTGTCCTGCACGATCAAACTTGGTTTCTGGAGATTTGTCCATTTCTTCTAGTTCGGTTTCTTCTTTGGTTGAAATCTTTTTATAACGATCTGCCGCTCTTGCTGATCTACCGCCTTCAGCTTTTTCTTTTTCGTGGCTGTCGTTTGGTGTTCCATCATAAAACTTTTTAGGAGTATTTTTTAGCAAGTTTGCATTGAACTTTTCGTCCTTAGCGCGTTCACCAGCTTCATTCTTACCAAGACCAGGAACATATTTACGTAATGTTCTTGATTGGCCCATTTTGCGGACAATATCCATATTGTTTTCGTCAAGATCGGCAAGTTCATTCTCAACTAGACGATCAATATCTGACTCGTCAAAGATACCTTCTTCAAGTGCATCTGCAAACTGGTCCATCAACTCTTCCTTACGAAGCATCTTGAAGTCCTCAGCGTCTAGCTTATCATTGTGATTCTTGTCAAGCTTCTTCTGCTTGCCGATTAGCTTCTTTTCTTCTAGTTCGGCTTCTTCTTTGGCGGTAACTTTCTTTTTGAGTTTATTGCCAATCTCACCAATCTTGTTGATGCCTTTAGCAAGTGCAGTACCAGCAGTACCACCTGCAACAGCGCCACCAGCAGCACCTAGAGTTGCTCCGCCTTTGATGGCCATTGGATCATGATGTACATGCGGCGCCGCAGCCATACCACCAGCAACTGCACCTAGTGCGCCGCCTGCTAGTGCGCCTTTAATGCCCCATTTTGTAGGATCCAACTTTTCATCAAGTGTACGGAACTTGTTTGATGAACTTACACCCCAAAGTGGCGCTTTTGTTTCTTCGGACATTACTTCTTCCCCTAATGCTGATTTGTGTTCTTCATGTGATTTACGAATCTTGGCTTGAAATGCTTCTTTATCCGCAGGCTTTGGTAGACTATTATAGTGATCTAATGTCTTTGATGCCATAGAGCCTGAAACGTGATGTGTCTTACCATTCTCATACTTGATGTCTTGACCACCAGTCTGATTGGTAGAAGCTTGTCTTAGTCTGTTGATGATGTGTTCTGATGGCGCATGTTGCTCTGGCGGTAGGACACCATTCTTGCGAAGTCTGCGAATGCGATCCATATGCTCTGGATTGTCATGATACAACTTTTCTTTATTGTTAGGATTGACAGTGTAGCCAAGATCCTTCTTTGGTCGACCACGTGCTTCGTCTAGTTCTACTTCTTCTGCCATTTCTTTATCCATTACTTTTGATTTCTTTAAAACATCCAGAATAAGAGGAGCCTTCAATGCATTGTGGCGAGGAACAACAAGTCTCTGTGTTGATCTTGGATGAACATATACTTCATGATCGCCAGAACCACCACTTGACTTTGGTGTCCAGCCTTTCTTCTTGATGTGTGAAACTAGCGCACGACGATCCATATTAGCACCAGCCATTTCGTCTAGTTCAGTTTCTTCTTTCTTGATGTTATTTTTAGAAGATTTCACTTTTGTGATATTTTCAATATCAGAGATTGTAAACTTTCCTGGACCATCAGTTCTGGCTGGAAATAAAGACATGAAATCTTTCTTTGGCTTTTCTTCATCGACCTGCTCAATATCTTCTGAAATGCCAGCATGACGCATAGCAGAATCTTTAAACTCTGCACCAAACGTCTTTACCTTACCGTGCTTGTTCATTGCATCCCAAGCATTTGGATTTGTCTTGCTCTTTCTCACATATGGTGTGTTGTTTGATTCTTCAACTTCTTCACCGTGAACCTTATAAGATGCAGCAACAGCCTGTTTCACTCGCTCGGCCTTACTCTTGCCCGCGAACTTTGGATTCTTTGATTTCACAAAGTCATGAATGATTTCAGATGTTGGTGTATCTTTATTGATTGGCATCGGGCGCTCCTACAGGATTCTTTTCTGTATTTATAAAAACTGATTACATCACTTATATAAGTATTGATGTCTGTCACGATACTGGAAATATCCACAGACTCTAACGCTTATAAGGAGCATCAGCATGAATATTTATCGCAGAATCTGGACTCGTCATTTCGGTCCCATTCCTAAAGATGAGAATGGTAGATCATACGAGATTCATCATATAGACGGCAATCGTAAGAACAACGATATTTCCAACTTAGTTTGCATAACGATACAAGAACACTATAACATACATTATTCTCAAAACGATTGGGCAGCCTGTTTACGTATCTCACAGAGAATGTCCATTAGTGCAGAAGAAAAGTCTAACTTGGCCAAGCTTGTTCAAACAAAAAGGCTTGAAGATGGTACACATCCTTTTTTGGATAAAGAAAATCATAAAAGATGGAATAAAGAAAAGATTCAAAATGGAACACACAACTTTTTAGGTGGTGAAGTTCAAAGAAAACGTATAGAAGAAGGAACTCACCACTTTCTAGGAAGCGATATAAACAACAAAAGAGTAGAAGAAGGCACACATCCATTTCTAGGTGGTGAAATACAGAGACAATCTAATAAAAAAAGAGTAGAAAATGGAACACACCATTTATTGGGTGGTGAAATGAACCGTAAAAGATTCAAAGATGGAACTCATCCGTTTCTGAAGAAAAAAGAATGTCCTCATTGTTTAAACTATCTCGATCCTGGTAACTTTGCAAAACATCATGGCGATAAGTGTAAAATGAAGATCAGATCGTAGATATGGTTGCCTTTAACATCCAAGATAGTTTATTGTGTTTGTCAACCAAATCTTGAAGGAAGTTGCTGATTCCTATTTCACCAGCAAGTTCAGCCGCATGATATGCAGTTTCTAGAGATTGTGTAAGTATTAGATTATCTTCGTGCAGTGTTTCAAACATTCTTTGGCTAGAAGGAACAGTAAGTGCATCATCAATATTAGTTAACTCTATAAACCGAGTAAAGGATGCTGGTGTGTATTCGTTTAGTGTTCTGATCTTTTCACCGATAGAATCAAACTCTTCGAATACTTGAGTGTATATCTTTTCTAGAAATGTGTGATATTCATAGAAGTTGTTTCCTATTACATTAAAGTGATAGTTGTGTGACTTTAAATAAAACGCAAAAGCATCTGCTAATGCTACTTTCAAAGAATCTATCAGTGTTGTCATTGTTGTTCCTTTACATATCTGCCGTCGGGTGTTTTGGTTACTTTACCATCTTTGATAGAAACCCAACCGATAATCGAGTAGCCTCTTTCTTTCCAGTCGGGTGCTTGCGAAAGTAGGGTCTTATTATATATGACGACAAACTGTTTAACGTGTGCTTGTTGGTAGTCTCTATAAGAGAGAACATATGCACGATCATCTGGATTGGTTTGCTCTGAAGCCATCTTCGAAGCCGCATTGAATGCGCCGTTTCTGTCATTGTACATAAGAGAAGGATTCTTTAACACATCCTGTTTAGGTTGTGGTTGCCCTTGCTGGCCTTGTGGACCAGCAGGAATAGAAGCAACTTCACTTTCCTCGATGATGTATCCTAGATATGTTTTCATTACATTTCCTGTTTCTATTATTTATACTTCTAGTTAGGCATACTGAATACGTATAGCAGGAACATATACCGTATTTGAAATACCTGGAAGTGTATTGGTAACTAAAGAAGTTTTTGCTCTTTCTCATTCATTATTAATGCCCTGAACTTCCACTTTTACCAGGTGGTAATGATTTAATAGAACCGTCTGCCATACGAATAGGAACTTTTGATGAAAACACTTTCTTGCGTTTCCCTGTGGTTCCAAGTGATACTTCGATTTCCTCTTTGACTGCCTTTTTCTTGGCTTTGCGCTTCTCATTGCTGATGGCTGAGTCAATCGTCAATGGCTGTCCGATAGTACCAGTATTTATTTCGTCTTGATTTGGGCTTGCATCAGTTGCACCAGAGATGCCATCGAAACCCATTTCAGAAAAAAGCGATTCTTTCATCGCCTTGAATGTCTTGGCTTTCTTGTATCCTTTAGAGTTTGCATTCTTTGCTAGTGTATAGTTCTGACCACCACTAGCAGAAGCACCTGGGTCACCAGCATTCTCTGCTCCCCAACCACCTGAAGTGCCTTCACCGCCAATGCCTTCTTCATCGACATAAGCTTTTACCAACTTCATGGCTTTGCGGCGCTTCAGTTGCTTTGTGTTATCTTTTGATTCCAAGTCTTTGTCTAGACCAATAGGCTTATCATCTGCACCAGCACGATCAAAAGGAATGTTATAGCGGGCACTTTCGTATGGATTTGTAGTCACGCCTGTTGTATCTCCTTGACTTTGACTGTTACCGCCAAAAGTAGCATTCAGCCCCATGATCTGTTTATCTTTGTAGTTTGGTGCTTTCTTGTACTTCTTTGGCTTCGCTTCTTCGAATGCAAATCTATCTTTAGATCCTGCATTCTGTGGATTATGTGGTTTTGCAGGATTAGTTCTAGAACGAGCGGCATTGACAAAGTTCTGTTTATGAATCTTTAAAGCATGTTGTTGATCTTTAAGATGTTTTTCCACAGCATCAGCTTTAGTTGGTTGTGCGCCGTATGGACGATCTGCTCGAATATCTGTACCTGTTATTTTCTTTTTAATAGAACGCTCTTGTTTAGTTGCTGCCATCGCAGGTTCAGAAACGCGAGGTTTGCTTTGAAAGCCAGGATTATTACCAACAGAACCAGTCTTCAGAACATGAGGTAGCTTAGGCTTGAATGCTCTTGGATCCATGATTAATACTTTCTTCTATGTACCAAGCATCCTGTTCTACCACAGATATCACAGTCTTCCATGCTTTCTTTGAGACCCTTCTTGCCTTTACCCGCAGCCATACCTTCGCGAACGTCATTATACATTTTCGTTCTTTGTTCTGGCTTCATTGCAGATGGCGCACCAGCTTCAAACTCTTTCTGGCGACCAGCACCAGCGTGGGCGCGCATGACCGATGCAGAGATACCTGCAACGCCTTCAGCGTCTGGATCGCGATCACCAGACGAATGGATAGAGACTTTCTTGAAGTTGTAGTACCCATGTGGACCATGAATACCGTTGTACTGATCTATTAAACTCTGATATGCAGGAATACGATCAGAACCAGCAACTAGATGTAGATCAGTAACACCATTCTCGTGTATTTTTGATAAGTGGTGCATTAGTGTAGGATGCTCTTTATCTGTTACAGAAGTATTCACATCAGGGAAAGCAGCCTTAGCATGTTCTTCCTTTTGTGCTGGTGTCAATGGGTTCTTCTTTGGATCTTGTGATCGTGTAAGAACCATCGATGATGTGCCACCATTCTTCTTTGCTGTTTTCTTGACAACATCATATGCTGCTTCATGCCCAGCATGTGGTGGATTTGCACGACCCCAGAACAGTGTGTGATGCTTGCGAAACATATCAGGATCAGCAGCTTCGGTACGAAGTTGAACGTCTGGATTGATTAGAATCTGATTTGGCTGAGAACCAGTCATAGTTGCACCAGCTTGAATAGCAGACTGTGTGCCCTTGGCAGCTTCGATTCTCTTTGTAATCTTATCGTAAAAATCGCCCATGTTATGATACCATCTTTGCTAGTTTAGGGGAAGCCTTGAGGATGGCACTTCTTGCACGATTCGCTTGACTGAAGCCACCTTCACCACGATCAACGATCTTTAGCCCGTTTGAAACGAAACCTTCTGGTCCAGTTTCTTTGCCTTCAATCGCGTGCCCATATCCGCCATGTGCAGACTTGGCCAATGCTCTTGCTAGAATGTTGGTAGCATTTTGAACGTGCCCATGAATCTTTAGCGACTTACCAAAAGACTTTGCATTCTCTTCAACGTGTTTCATTGCAGCATCGCGTTCGGCTGTCTTAGCTTCTTTGGTCTTTTGCATCTTAACAGCATCGATTTTCTTTTGATGAGAACGACCAAGATGCTCTTTATATCCTTCAACCGTAGGCTCTTCACCAGACGATACTGTTGAGTTGATATAAGTGCGAAGTGGAATCTCGTGACCAGCTAAATGATCATAGGTGTGGTTCTTCATTAGCTTTTCAGCGCGGTCTAGATGTGTCAATGCTTGACGCTTTGCAACAGGATCAATGCCATGTTGTTCATCGTGTGATACTAGATGACTCACCATGTGAACGTCTGGATGCTCTTTAAACTCAGAAAGGTCCGTAACAGGATGTGCTTCCCTGTTCGGACCTGTAAGTTCGCTGTGAATAACTGTAGAGACTTTAGAGTTGCGAAGCTTTTGCCCCTCTTTCGTGTCTGTTGGTACAGAATATTCGATTGTGTTTGGTTGATGTGAGATACGACCATTTGAGATTGTTCTCATTGATGGATCGCTCATATAACCACCCTGCCACTCGCCTGGACGATCAGGTAGGACTTTTGGTAGATGCTCTAGTAGTAGCTTCAGAGGATGAGCAAGATATGGCTTGTGCCCATGCTGTGTATCGACATCTTCGCTGGTGAAGTTGTAATGCGAACCTTTGCCCTTGTATTTCACACCAACGCGACCGTCAGGCGTCTTTACTACTTGATACGACATCTTATCGTCAAGCTTGCGTGAGATTGGAGCAGTTCCTGTTGCTGCACCACGTAGCGTGTCTACCGCATGTTTTGCTGCTTCTGGTCCATCGAAAGTTCTGTCTGAAGGATGCTCAATATGCAAAATCCCACCAGCATGTTCGACATCTTCTGATAAGAATGATAGGAAGTTAATCATCATTGCGCCTTGATTGTTAGTTTGTTGTTGTATTTATATTATCTAGGCAACTGGATTTCGTAGTTGATCATACCCTGTTTCGCTTCTATATCATCAATAGCAGCTTTAGACCCGATCACCTTGATGATCGAGTTGCCACTATTCACAAACTTGTAATATACTTTACCAGACTTCCATGCATTGATGTCTAGATTTGCCTGCCAGAAGTTCTTTCCTGCAAGAATATCAAGCATTGCTTGTACCGAAGCACTATCTCGATTCAACTGATCTGCTATTGTACGACAGAAAAACGCTGTAACAGACATCGGCAGCTTGTCAACGATTTTCTTGTCAACGCCTGGATATTTTCGTATTGCTTCTAAAACAGCAGAAGCATCTTTACTCAACCCATCTACGCTTTTCTTTGTTTTTAGTTCTGTGAATATCCCATACGTATTTGAGATGTTCAGTTTAAGAACTTTGGTTATGCCATAGTGATAGAGTATTTCTTTAGCACCACGTCTTTGCTCTAGCATTTGTGATGTGACACCAACACTTCTAGCAGACTCACACATTCCTTTAAGAACACTATTTGGTAGTTTGCTAGAGTATTTTATTGCCTTTGGAAGAAGGTTAGCAAAGAGTGATGCTTTAGCACCAACACCATACTTGCTTGATATGGGAACAATCTTTCCATCTTGCATCAAAAGAAAACTATCAACACCAGCAAAAGTGGGATCAACAGGAATACAAAACTCTACAGGAGATCCTTCGTAGATTTTTCTATTAAAACCAGATTCATTTTTGCTAAGTGCCAGAAGTCCTACAATAAGTTCACCAGCATATTTGCCTAACTGATCGACTTCATTCTGTGCAACTTCACTTGTCCATTTGATTTCTGTGTATTTTTTACTCTTTGCATAGTTTTCAAATACGTCTTCAATACCCTCTGACACATTCTTGTTGTCTTTGAGGCCTTTGACTATAGAGGCAATCAATGTATCTGCACTAGTAAAGCTTTTCACTTTTATCTTTTGGCCAGAGAAGTCTATCTCTTTTGATTGTCCAAGCGATATTAGTGTTTCGGCTCTTACGCTTAACGTTTCTGTTCCAGTGCCTTTTCCACCAGGCTTTGCTACATAAGATTGATTAACAAATCCCATCTTACTCAAAGCTGATTTTTTATATTCAATCAAATAACGTTGATTGTACTCTTTAGATGCTGGAACATGTATCTGGTGACCATCTTCTAGAAAGTCAATGGTGTTACCAGACTTATCGTATACAACAATCCTTTCGCCAGATTTTGCTTTAATCTTTGTATCAACAGCACCTGATGAAAAGTATTTTTGCCATTTTTCTTGATGATTTGATGACATTGATGGATCCTAGACATAAGTTTCTGTCTACTTATGACATCCAATCTGGTGCATCACGCTTAGTCCACTTGTGAAGATTTGCCTTACCAATCTTGTAGTATTCGCGATAGTTCAATACAGGATCATCTGACACTTTGTATTCGTCTGGCATACAGCAAGGCATTGGAGTCCAGTCCCATTCTTTCAACTTGTAAGGCGGAGACTGCAACTGATAACCAAGCTTTTCGATTGTCGAATGCTTCTTGCCGTAACGATAAGTGTACTCATCACCAAGAGCAAACATGTGATCAACAAGCCAGTTGTAGTTTTCAACCGAAGTTCTAGCCCACACAGCAGAAGGGTGATTGATATGACTAGCAGAATACAAAACATCTTGACGACCATCATTCAATCGCCAACGCTTTGCTTTACGACCAGTTTTAGATTCACCAACATACTCATCACCGTCAAGAATGCGATGTGCAGTAGACAACAGTTGTGCCGTCTCAACGATCATCTTGACCACATGACGATCAACCATCCATTCCGCGCATTGCTGTGCAGACTCATCGATATAAAAGATATTCACTTACAGAGACCTTTCGTACATCTTGTATACGCAATATGTAACACAAAAAAAACAAACTGTCAAGAGAAAAGGCAGGGCGATATCAGGATATTGTAAAACTGCGAAAAACAAAGCAACAAGACATCCCACAAATGCATAAAGCTTTACGACCGCAAGCGCTGCTTTCTTATTAATCATAAACTGGTGGTTCCTCGCCTACTTCTGCATTACGACAACAGTATTTGTGAATCTTCTCTTCATCGTATTCTGGACACCAAGTTTTAAAGTATAGTCGCCAGCGATTATAAAGTGCCTTCTCTTGTGAGGTTGGCTTACGCACATGCAACATTTCTGACCAGTCAATCATTAGTTTGGTCCACTTTCATCGTTATGTTTAGTATGGAATAAACTCATCAGTAGGTAAACCAACGGGCGAATCAACAGAATAGATACCACCGAATGACATGCTACCAATAGCATCCCATGCTTCTTCAACAGTATTACACTCTGTTCTTTCAGTACCCTTGAAGGAATGTGTCACCACAACGTAGTTTGGCTTCTTTTCGTTCATCAGTTAGGCCCACTTCCTGTTATTAGAACAATTCGCGAAGTGCTTTAAACTCTGTTTTGAGTTGTTGTATTTTTGCATCAGCACCGTCTTTGCGAACATAGTTAAGAAAATGCTGAAACTGGTTTTGCACATCAGGTTCGTCAAAGTCCACAATATAGACATACTCAACTTCATCGCCATATGCACATTTGGTATAGTAAATACCCTTCTGTGTATTAATAAAATAATGTTGAGACATCAGTTAGGTCCACTTCCATTACCCCAAGCCCTAGCAACAGGTGCATAACCAGTATCAGCCCAACGCTTCTGAATACGTGCTTCCACTTCTTCAAAAGACAGCGGTTCATAGTTGGTGTGTTCAATCATAAATATTGACCGCATAATCAATCCTTTTGTATATACGGACACCAAGCAGGAGTCGTGCTTGAAATACCATGATACGCAGAAATATGTTTTGGTGGATCAATCGCATGGCAAACTGCATTAGTTCCTGAATCACGCTCACCGTCTGGGTACTCAACCCAATATTTTGTTTTCAGAAACTCACACCCGCGACAAATGTAGGAAACACTTACAATCTTTTCAGGACCATTTTGGCTCATATTACGCCTCTGTTGTTGTATGTTTAATACTATCAAATATTATTGGGAATGTCAATAGAAAAGTATAAATAAGAATGTAGGTCGCGATGTTGGTTGCATCCACCTACTCTAACGCTTGCAAGGAGCATCAGTATGACTATTTATTCACATGGGTATATCCCATACACTTATTACATCAAATGGACCAGAACTGGGGTCTGGTATTATGGCGTTGAATATGCATCGGTAACTAAAACCGCAAACCCAAACAATCTATGGACAACATATTTCACTTCATCAAATGCCGTTGCAGAATATAGAAGACTCAATGGCGAACCAGATATTATTAAAGTGACGAAAACCTTTTATAATCAAGAAGAAGCATTATTGTGGGAGACCAGATTCTTGCAGAAAGTTAATGCCAGACATCATACATTGTCGCTAAACGGACATAACTCTGATGGACTTACTTTTAAGAACAAAATAGTATCAGAAAAAACAAGAAAATCACAATCAGAAACCCGTAAACTACATAAATGGTGGACCGATGGAACTAAATCTTGGTTTTGTCAGAATCGACCCAATGACAAATGTTATGAGGGGCGAGGTCCTTTTAATAACAATGGTGCTCAGATCGGCGGTTTCTTGAGTAGAAATAAAAAGTGGTACACAAACGGTATAACTTCCGTGTTTATTTTACCAACCGAAGTGCCTGATGGATTCTATGAAGGCAGAAAAATAGGTAAAATAAACACAAAAGCGACACGTTCTAACAAAAGATGGTATAATGATGGCATAAAAACCTACTTCATATTACCAGAAGACGCATTGTCTCATTATTCAACAGGTAGATTAAAACGAAGTAATATCAACTCCACCACCATAGTTGATAACTGATCCAGTCCGTTCAAAGGATTCTTTATTGGCAGCAATCCTCTGTTCAACCTCTTCAAACGACAGCGGTGTAAAGTCGGTGTGTTCTACACAAACTGTCAGGTATCGCGGTGAGTTAATATAGTTTGCGTGAAGATGCCCAGAAACATTACACACGAACCTATCAGATACACACTTTTCAAAAAGTGGGATATGGCTCAGAATGAACTGATCCACAAACACCCGAACGCCATACAGAGTATCAAAGCCAACATCACGGTAATCCTGATTCTTAAAGATATCATGATTGCCGAGAATCAAACGCTTCTTACCGTTCAGACGCTTGACATGATGCAAAGACTTGCGATTGATCACCACATCGCCCAGATGATACACCGTGTCATTAGGACCGACTTTAGCGTTCCAACGCTCTACCATCGCTTCATCCATTTCCTCAGTGGAAGTGAACGGGCGCAGCGGATCGCCGTTTGGTAGCTTGAACTTTTCCCACGAGTTGGTGTGACCAAAATGTGTGTCAGAGATTACAAAACGATTGGACATATTTTATACTCAATGAATAAGGTGATAGTTGTTTATCACAACAAGTCCGCCAGAAACAGACAGAATCAGAAACAGAATCTTGAGGCTCAAGTTAAACAAATCTCCTCGACGCCAAATGATGAACATAAAAATATTGACGATAACTGAGGCGATAAGATAGAAATCAAACATTGTCAGTCTCCTTGTTACTCATTCCTTATAACTCAGATCCGAAAAAATGTCAAGAAGAAATATTGATTTTTGAAAATCCCTCAGACAATGTTGGCTGTTGCATAGATTGTGCCATGCTGTCAAGAACACTTTGAGGAATGGTTTTGCCAGGGCGACTGTTCAACCTACGTTCCCATTCTTCTTTCTCAGGAGTAGGAAACACAACCGCTTCAATCTCATAACCATGATTAGGATGAAAGTTCTTAAGACGATCAAAGAACTTCTTACGAGATTTGGGATTCAGATTGGTGCGATCAATGATAATGGGATAATGATTACCGTCAACAAAACGATCAAAATCTTCCCACATCACACGTTCTGCTACTTTGATATACTTATTGAAAACACCATTATATGTGTTGTTTTCATGATCTGCCATATATTGAATAATATTGTCAGTAGAACAAACCCAACATTGCCCCTGAAACTCTTTCTCAATCCAAGTGGACTTGCCAGAAGCAGGAACACCAACGAGCATGATAATACGCTTAGTCATCTTGTTTGTCATAACCATCTTCTACTGTGTATCCTAGTTTGCGAAAAGAACTGACAATCCAACCTTCTTGAGTGCGCTGTTCAGCAGCAATGATAGCCCATTCTTCAGAATCGAAATCTTCTGCCCATGCACCGTCAAAGGTGAAGTAATCATTACGATTAATGTTAGTCCAATGGTAACCGCCAGAGTTTTCATCATCTTCAGCAAGAATAAACTTACCCATCTTTGTTCTCCAACCGTTTTGTGATGGCAGCAATCACATCATCAAGACATTCGTGAGAATCCGTACCGTCTAACTTAAGCATTGCCTTTGCCCAATCAAGATCATCAAGCGCCATTTCCAAAAGTTCTCTATCAGTAGGCATCAGGATTCATTCCTCTTTCTGTATACTCACCAGCACGTTTATGGATTTCATCCAATGTAAGACGGGAATTTTTGAGATATGCGACCCACCGTCTATACCTTGCATTCTCTTTTAGAGTTGGCTTTCTGATGGATCGCATTTCACTCCAGTCAATCATTGTAAGTCAATCCAGGAAACCAAGCATCACGAATCGCTTCATACTTTGCCGTTTTGGTCAAGTTGTTGCGGATCGTATTGCGAACGTCTTCGCCAATCTTCAGACCACTGATAATGTCGTTATCAAAGTTCTTGAAAATAATAGGACGCATGAAAGCATCAACACCAACACTGTGCTTCGGATCGATTGCAAACGTTTTACGATCAATACCACGCTCACGGATATATTCCAGCTTCATACCAATCAGCCTTACGCGACTGGCAATATCAAAATGAATATTGCTCTCAAACTGAGTCAGCCGATCACGATCTTCGGCAGGCAGATGAGCCTTGATGTCATCCAGCTTATCGTCCAGAATCAGTTCAACGATGTTACGATCTTGCAGGATAGCTTCCTTCGCCTTGTGAATCTGGAGATACCAATGGCACTTCAGCTTCAACATATGACCATCATCAAAACGAACCACGAACCCTTCAAGGTCTTCCAGATCACGAACGTATTCAAGGAAAGCCTTCATATCAGTCTGTTCACCATAGTTAGTGAACTCAAATGCACGAACGACAGGGATATCCCAATCTTCAACATGCAATCGGTTGATACGACCATCACCGAACAGTTTGATATATTCGCCAGTATGCATATCACGAAGAGCGGTGAGGATCAGTTGATCTTCCTTGTAGTCTAAAACAATGCGCTGCTTACGCGAACACCATTCAAAGATCGGAGTTACACCGTTGGCAATGCAGGAAGTAGCAAAACGCTCATACTGAGGATTGTTCTTTACAAACTCCTCAACAGGCTTTGCCACATCGGTAGCACCCATCTTCGTGCCCCAGATCATCTGACCATTCACAATGAACGGTGCTATCATTGATCCGTCTAGCTTCTCAAGGATAGCATGAGGACGCGAAAGATCAATGACATGATCCTGCGTCTCCTCACGCTCGTTCACATTGAAGAACTTATGGAACGGACGACGAATGATATCACCAGTTTCAGTATCAAAGATGATACCACGACATTCACGACGAATGGCAGCGTTATAGTCACGCTGCTCAAATACACCCGAAGCCTGATCATATGGATCAGCGTCGATCATCACATCAGGAAACGTATCGGACATCATCACGTTGTAGTTGATGACCGTGTAGCCTTCCTTCGCAGCCACAACGAACTCGTCACGACCTTCAATGGCAGGCAACACATCAGAGATGTTGGTGATGTGAGGAAACTCATAGTTCATTGTTCAATCTTTCACTCTGCTACATTCTTACCATACGCATCTTCATACACATCAGGATCAATCATAAAGCCTCACTTATACAGTTCAAGAGGATCAACAACCGTCAGTTCTTCTTTGACATACAGCCAGAAGGGATCAGGAAAGGGCGGGGCGTGTTCACGACCGAAGAACACTTTGATCAACTTGCCATCGACATCGGCGACAACGCCAACGCGATCCTTGTTGGGCCAAATGCACGAGCGGACCGAATCACCAACTTTAATCATAAAAAATCTCCCTTTCGCTCTCTGATAACTCATCATAGCAAAAGGGAGATAAATGTCAACCAGTTTTTTCAGAAAAAATCAGATATCGTCCAGATCGATAGCCTTGATGCCAGGATACTCGATATGGTTGATCTGTTGAAACTTACGTTCATCTTGCCATGCGTCTCGGAGATAATCGTTATCTTCATCGAAGACCTTCAGATATTCTTCAGGTGTGACTTCATGGCCACTGGAGATAACCTCACCAATATGATATTGTGACATTTCACGCCAGTCATCATCATAGAATGATGTCTTAAGGGCAACTTCATTCTTAGCATCTTCAAGAGTATGTGCTTCTACCGCATAACGCATACGATGTGAAGAAACAGTTTCAATAATAAAGATTGCCATGATTAATCCTTACTCCAATCTTTACTCACACTCGCACGAGTAACAAGAAGCGATACTAGAATGGAGATGCCCCATGCTTGGATCCAACCAATAGGTCGCAAAATAGTCATAGCAGGAACAAGATCAGCATTCCATAGCCACATAACAGGCCATGACATCAACAGACCATAAGCACAACCGAGAACGATAGTGCCAAAAACAGTAAACAAACCAATAATAAACTTATCCATAATCATTACCTTCCATAAAAAACAGTTTTAGCGTTTGTTGTATTTGTAAACAGATACCAAGCACAGTTGTCTTTCCCGCTTGTCTTACTTCCCTCAATCCACTTTACACGACCCACAGATACAACCATTTCGCAGCGTTTCATCAGCGCGGATGATTGCTTGGTGTGCATCCAGTCTGCATCAAACAGCAACCAAGTGGGAAGTTGATTGCTGAAGTGTTCAATCATGGGATGAAGAATCTTGCGATTCCAAGGTGGATTGGTGATGATGTAATCTATATTCCATCCATAATATACTGGATTGAACTGAATGTCAAGAGCATTTGACTGTAGAATCCACTTTTCTTGTGGTTCAATGTCCCATGCTTCAATACAAGTATGATTATAATAACTAAGATGATCAATCAATCTACCATCGCCGGCGCATGGTTCATAGAAGTTAGAATACTTCTTCAGATGTGGCAACAGAGGCAGAACGGCTTTCATCGGAGTAGGATAGAAGTCACGTTCTACTCTGTCAAAGTCACTTCGTTTACCCATTATAGCCACTCATAACCTTCGTCCTCTAATGTATAACAAACATGCTTGATATCAAACGCTGCAATAGCGCGCATACAGCCTTCACACGGCTTAGCCAATCCCTGAGTGATCATAGGTTTCTTGCTATGTGTCCACTTACACCGATAGATGTAGAGTTTGGATTTAGCCACGGTATCAGCATCATGCCTACGCAGTGCGTTAGCGATTGCATCTATTTCTGCATGAAGATATATAGCTTCTTCATGTTTTGCATATCTGCCTTGAAGTGGATGCGTTTTGTTCTTGTTAGTGCCAATCGCGATGATTTCGTTTTTGTAAACGAGAGCAGCGGCTATCTTGGCCCTAGCAAACGGTTCCGAGGCTTCAGCAACCTTGCTGAGGACCTTCATAATCTTCATCGAAATCTTCATCGAGAATCAACACCCAACCGCGAATAGGATCATAATATGTAATATTGTCAAGTAGATCATATACTTCTGAGAAGTGTGTTAGTGCTTCAAAGGATGAGAATGATTTTTCCGTTTCCATCAAGCAACACTCCAATCATAGTCATCTTGTGTCATGACAGTTTCATTACCATCATACTCATCAATACGATACAGAGTACCAGCAGGAAGTTCTTCGATCAGCAACTTGGCGTAAGTACCATTAGCATCATCACCAAGTTCTTCTACAACCTGAACCAAAGCAGGATCGGTACGACTAATACTAAGGTCGCTGAAAGTTAGTTCATTCGAACGGCGGTAGTTATGTTCTTTACGGCATTCCTCATAGATACGATCATATTCTTCCCAAGGAACAGTAGCATACGAATAACCCCAGCTACGATGATCGTACAGAGTGATTCCCTTGATTTCAGCATAACGCATAACAGCCTCATGCGATAGACCGAAACCACCATAGGAAGAGTTGTAAACAATCTTAGTCATTTCACTTAGCCTTTCGGATGAGACGCGCAACGTCTTTGTCAAGAAAATCACCAGTAGTGTACCAAACACGCGATGCAACGCAGTCAGTGATATCCAGAGCGCATATGTCAGCGTTCGGGCATGTATCGCAGGGAATATCGCGAACGTTCTCTGGAGTGTTTAGGATCATCTTGGAAGCAGTGCAGACACCGTTCATGAAAGATGTGTCTGTTGAAACTGAAAAATAATCTGCGTTCATGACAATCTCCGTTTTCTATTATGTATACCTAGCACGATTCGCGATTAATGTCAACCGTATTTTCGATCTGACTCACCATAAAAGCCAGCATCATATTCGTTAATCTGCTCTGGGGTCATATCAGACTTTTCCACAAGAGGTGATGCATACGTAGCTTTTTCATAAAAGTGTGGCTTGTAGGGGCGACCATAATAGGCATCAGCACTACCACGATCATAAGGACCACCGTGACGATGATTAAAAGACATTATTCGCCCTCCACAAGCTTGAAGCCGAACGTATCAACCTCAAAAACTTCACCATCAATGATCATACGGTCACCGACCATAGACGAGCGATGACCCCACTTTTTGCCATTTTCACCATCAAGAGGCTTTACAACAATCACATGAGGATTGAAATCGGGATTCTCATAAAGTTCGCCCTTATGATCGATCATTCGTTCCATCGACCAGGAACCACCGATGTTCTGAGTGTGACGATAGGCATATTCCAGAGCGTCTTGTACTCCCATATTATCAAACATGTAGCTTGACAGATCAATCGTAGCCATATGCTCAAACCAACGATTGCCGAGACCGTCGCGATCAAAATGAAGAACTTGAACTTCCATAACGAATCACCTTTTCTCTCTGTCTACTTTCTGACAATAGACGATTCGCGATAAAATGTCAAGCTAGATTCGTCTCACACCTCTACGTTTTTGTAAACTATATGATTTGGTCCATGCTCACCATAGACACATCTAGCGATTCGTTTTGCGTCTTTGAATGACTTTGCGTTCAGCCCGATATAGTCGATATCGGTTTCACGGCCTGATTCTTCTGTTATAAAAATCAGAAAATAGCGTTTCTTAAACTTTGGTGATTTGTCCACGAGTTAATCCGTGATAATCGTAGTATGTGTTGATGACATTGACTGCTTTTCCAATCCACTGGTTTCTTCTTTGGATGAACAACTGAGGTTCGCTGTTCTCTACTGCAATGATAACAACAAGATTATTCACAGGTACACCAGTTAGTTCTTCATACATGACCGCATAGATGGCCATCTGCATGAAGTATGTATCAATCCACTCCTCTTTCTTAGGTTTATCTGATGTCTTGAAGTCGATGATAGACCTACGGTCATCAAAGTCTGCAATAACGTCAGCAGTTCCAGCAACTCCAAGATGATTGGAGTACATCTGCAACTCAACACCAAGAACATTGTCAATACGATCAATAAACTTTTGAATGGATGTAAACAAAAACAATGCAAACGGATCTACTTTGTCTTTGTCAATCTCTTTATTGTGTAGATAATCTTCACAGATAGCATGAACTTTGGTACCACGACTAGAAGTTCTTCTCAAAACCTTTTGAACTTCTTCTTCACCTAGCCGCTTACGCCATTCTGCTAGTTGAGGCTTCTTATACCACCCTAGGACAGTGGTTACAGAAGGAACTTTAGAACCATCGGGGAGACGATAAAGTCTCCCCGTGTTCTCATCACCATCAATCCTATCAATACCAGGCAGTGTTGTCGTGTTGTGTTTGAACTTTTTTTGTATCACGAAAATAACCAATCTCTTGTAGTTCTGCTAGAATAAACTCACGGACAAATCCAGAACGAACAATATCGTCCACATCAAACTCAACTTTTCGGATAGAAGGAATCTTATCTAAAACTCTCATCATAGATTTTAAACCAGACTCTTCATTATAACGAGAACTTGTCAAGTCATCTTGATTGATGTCACCGCATACGATAACTTTAGCATTTTCGCCAATACGTGTCAAGACTGTTTTAAGTTCGTTATAACCTAGATTCTGACATTCATCTAGAATCACAATAGCGTTGTCGATGGTTGTACCACGAAGGAATGATGTTGATTCGAACTCAACAATGCCTTTTTGTTTTAGGATGCTGTATGCGTCTCCACGCTTGAATAACTTTGCACAGATGGAGATATATGGCGCCTCAAAGACTTCCATCTTCTGAGCCGCGGTGCCAGGCAAGAAGCCGATGGACTTAGATGATTGTGCGCTTCTAATAATGACTACTTTACGAGGTTTGTTTAAGTCTTCCATTACCTCTTCAAGAGCAAGATAAAGACTGATGAATGATTTGCCAGAACCAGGAACTCCGTGGAGCAAAAGGTTCTTGCCATCATCATAGTATTCGAACGACCTGCGTTGATTGTCTGTAGCAGGTGTGATTTGAGATAAGTGCAGTTTCAGTTTATCTTCTGTGGTTCTCTCTTTGCTTTGTCTACTCTGTCTATTACGGTCTCGCTTTTCCGCTCTTGTCGTAGCCATAAGACTCCTTAATCGTTTTTACGTTAAGTCACCGGCACATTATGTCAAAGCACCACCAAGCTTCTTTTTTACTTTGTTGACAGCTTCGCGGGTCTTTGTTTCTTTAACACTCTTAGAGCCATGTTTCTCTGCGAGGGGAGAAAATGGATTAGCAGCGGCGATTCGACTTAGAACATCGTTCATTCCACTGTCTGTTTTTACACGATCACCAGTACCACCTACGAGCATAGGCATATGAAATACTTGCTGAATGTGTGGATTGTCTTGGAGAAACTGCTTGTGTGATGCATAAGACCACAACTCGTCCCACGTTTCTTGTGTTTCAGGAATGAGGTATTGGTACATTGGCATGTAGTTACTCCTTACGATTACTTATAAAATCAGTCAATCTTGCGTTCTATTGTTTGACAGTGAATCTTTTTAGGATTAAAATACTTGACGAAGATTTCTTTGACTGTTTCTTCAGAATATTCTTTACAAGAGAAAATGTCCATGTAACAACTATTACGATCTACTGGACAGAAATGTGCTGATATGTTTGAATCTTGAAGAAGTTGATATATTGAATATCCTACTTTATTGGGATCATTTGTATTACACCAAACGATGTTTAGATCACCTATTTTTACCATTTCTATGGCATTCAATACATCATCAATAAAGTTTTGAAAAACAACAACATCGTTTATAGCCGAAGAATCACATTCTCCAGCATCAATCATTGTTATCCATCCCCAAGGCTTACTCATTTACTCATCGTCTTCCATTTCTAATAGTTGGTCAATATCAAGTGTCCTGATCGCTCTATTTAGACGTTTTTGTTTCTTGTGTTCCCGATACTCTCGCAACTGAGAAGTATTGTTCACTTCGTCTTCTTCGTACCAGTCCTTGAACTTCATGACCTTCTTCTTATGCATTTACGTTTTCTTTCTTAGGGCGCCCGCGACCTCGTTTGACTGGGGCTGGTTCTGCTACTGTTGTATCTGCTTCCTGCTTAGGTGGAAGCAAAAGTGTGAATACACTACGAACGAGTTGTTCATCGATGTTTACATATGGAAGATTGCGGTCCTTGACTGCCAAGATAAGTTTAGCATCAGCAGGATCAAGTGCTTCCAAAAAGTTTACGAACAATGCTTCACGCTTTGCCTTCGAGATGTTTGGATTTTCTGGCCCAACCCAAAGATACATCTTGCGGAAAGTGTTATAGAGCATTGCTTGCTGATCTAGAAACTGACATGGCTTGTATGGAGGTGCACCTTCTGGTAGAAGCCAGCGAACACCAGGATGATATGTCATCTTTAGGATTTCCATAAACGTAGGATTGTTTACGTTTGCGGCTAGCATACTACGACGCTTTTCGTAATCTGGTTCAGCGTCAATCTTATTCAAAATCTCTGAGATACCTAACATTGTTTATTCCCTATCATTTCTTTCTTCGAGGAGTCTTTCCACTCCAACCTGTAATAGACCATTTACCGCTCAAACTTTTTGTGTATGTGCGAGTTGAGCCGCTTTTTGTTGTTTTAACTTTACTGATCTTTGGTGGCCCAACTCTTTTTCTTACCATTAAAAATCACCTACACATTCCAAAAGGTTCTTCAAACGATTTTCTACAAAATAGTTGAACAGTTTGCTACGATCTTTTTTCTGAGTATTGTACTGTTCCAGAACTTGCTCTGAGATTTCAGTAGGAATACAATCAAGATCGATCAACTGTTGATTGCGCTTATAGTTACGCAGCATGGTTTCATTGCAGAACTGTTCAGGTTCTTGAAGAATCCAAGAAGACAGCTTCTTAGCAGACACAGGAGACTGCCGAATGCCCATAACGAACACATTATCAGCCGATAGAAAGTTGGGAATGCCATCAGACACATCACCCTTCATGATATGTTCTTTGAGGAACAAGTCAGGATTGGTACAAGTAATGTACTTCTTGAGGACAGGGCTATATTGCTTGACGTTAGGATACTTCTGCAACTGACCAAAGTCTTTATCGCCAGACAGCACCAAAATGTTTTCACGCAAATGATACTCTTTGACAAGAGTAGCGATAACATCATCAGCTTCAGCGTGTTCTACCTGAATGACTTTGTAAGGAAAGAAGTCCTTGATTTCTTGACGAATCTTGTTGAGTGTTTCAAACACTGCATTCCAGTCAAGTTCAGAAGCATCGCGTTCCTTCTTGCGATTAGCTTTGTAATAAGGATAAACTTGCTTGCGCCAGTAGTTCTTGTCATCACAAGCAATGACCATCTCACCAAACTCGGCAGTAAACTTTACCTTGTGTGCGCGTAGAGCGTTCAACACCATGTGTCGAATGATATCTTCTTCGATCTTGACATTTTTATGGTTACCGATCTGGACCATAAGAGTCGAAATCATGACTTGTGACAAATCTAGGATAATCATGTTAGGTTGTTCTCACGTTGTTATGATCTATATATACAACATTTTTAGATCATTGTAAAGAGTTATTCGTCAAAATATTCTTCATCGATGTCTGGAAAGTCAATCAACTGTTCTGCTGCTTGTTGCAGCCCATGATTGACTCCCATACTCTTGAGGATCAATGACCGTAGGGATTCGATGACTAGTGCAACATCTTTGCTGAAGTCATCGTCATCAAAGTTGAACCCTAGCATACCAATCTTATAGAACAACTCTTCGGTCATCTCATCCGTCACGAAATGAACAAACTCTATTTTGTTTAGAAGAGCCTGCTCTCTCATCTCTTCAAGATGATCTTGGGTAAAGTTTGTTCTATTTTTCAACGGGAACTGAATGATGTTTGAACGTATCTCAACAGAAACATTAGTAGAAATAGCTGTGTTGGTATTCACACAAGTCTCCTCTCTACCATTACTTATTTTTTAGAGATTCTAGAAGGCCCGACCATTCCATTGCTTTAGTGTTCCAGTTGTATGTACGATCTGCTTGGATTTTCTGTAGATAAAGATCCTGTGCAATCAAGTCTCTTTGATTACGCATAACGTTGATACCCTGTGAAAGAACCTGATAGAATGAGTTTGCATGATGATTCTTATCTTCGCTCCACTGATACATCCATGTCAAGCCCATAGAAGTTTCTGGTAGTGCTGCTAGATTAGGATGAATGCAGAGTAGACCAGCAGACATGGCTTCGATCAAACAGAGACAGGAGGTTTCTTTCCAGATTGAAGGATATGCAAAGATGTCTGCGTTCAACAATGCGCTGCGCAACTCTTCGTTGCTTACAGAGCCGTGATAGTTAATCTGTGGATGCTGGCGACAGACTTCAAACAGGTCTTCATACTGTTGATCGCGTTGTTCCCAACCATACAACTTGAATGATGAATAGACATCCAATGTGATGTTAGGATCGTTCTCGGCTAGCTTGATGAAGACTGGTACCAGAATATCTAGACCACGATGTGGAGTAGGTGTGT